GGAGCATGAGGTTCTCATGGCGTTGGCTGATCTCTTCCTTCCAGCTCATCCAGTCAACCTTCATCTATCTCCTCCTGAGGTCTAGGACCTATGGGCATTCTGATGCTCATGTATCGTCTTCCTCATGTAGGTCTACACCTACGAATCGCTTACCCATATAATTCCGATTATCTTCAAAGTCTGGATCAAGACCAAGAGTTACCTGCATTCCAACCCATTTCCAGCTTGGACAAGAGGGAGCCACCACTCGATTGAGCCAATCTACTAGGGGCTCATCCTCTTCCCATTTGCGCACCATACCACGACCTAGGCGCTTGGTAAGGGCGTCGATCTGCTCTTTGGTATAGAGTTCCTCGGGCATGACGTTGAGGCGTAGCCAGCTCAGGAACACGTCCATAGGACCGTTCCAAAAGTCGAGAGCTATCTGAGGATATGGGTCTCTGCTAAACCTGAATTTAGACATCACTCCTCCGTGTGGATTTTCTCGGTAGGGTCTCCATGACCTTCCTTGGGTATGTCTCGTCCAGTACCCATAAAGTACGCTCTGGCAATTGCGCGAAACCTATTTTCATCTGACCGTGTGTCTCCATGGTAGTCAATCCACAATGTCACACCATCATATTTCATGGTGCTTGGATCAGCGTACACCTCTTCCAACCACAAACGAGAAAGAGCCAAAGCTTCTCGCTCTGTGCATTGGATGGAAAAGGTCCAACTGTACTCAGGAGGCCCTGTTTCGGGTGCGCGGGCTCGCCACCATTCACGGATCTCATCATCACTGTACCAATCCCAGTAAATGTGTTGGCGGCCATCTAGTGAGAGCATCTTCTTGGGCATCACTCCTCCGGTATTCTTGGTGACTCGAACCACCAAGGGAACAAGTCTGGGTTGTTCCTCACGTTCTCGCAGTGTACACCGTCAAGCCATCCTCCTTCGATGACTTCCCAAGCAATCACCCAATGCTCTCCAGTCGGGGGAGGATCTGTCGTAGAGTTACGAGGAATAACTTCGCTAGACATCACTCCTCCGTAGGGCTCTCAAGGCTATCTGGGAATTCCTCTCCCAAACCATCCGTAGTCTCAGGATTATCACACGCTGAAGCTCCAACAGACTCATCTCTGCCTACAGGCGACGTGGGTGTAGGCTCATCTCTTGTGCAGTCCATACCAAGTACAACTGCAAACAGCAACAGCAACAGAAACCATACTGCTAATAGAACTAAAATCTTCTTAGGCATTACTCCTCCAAAACTAATCTAGCATGAGTACATCGGTAGCCACTCCTATACAAGTCTCTCCAGGATGGTGAATTACCACCTGCGGCACGAGACTCTCTCGCAGCCCACGTAATGAATGTTGTAATACAGCGGTGGCGTGTATTTGCATGTGTGCCCTCGATAACACCTATACCAGGTAGTTCAATTACCCATACCTGCGCTGATTTGGCTGTGTTGCCCATCATTCCTCCAGAAAGACACCCACGAGGGCAATACCAATAGCATCACAGACAGCCTCTCGGTTCACCTTGATATCGTCAGCCAAGAAGTCTGGATCACCCACACGATCTCGCACAGCCTTTACCACCAATCTCTTGTCAGTCTTCTGACCTTTAGGTGTCTTGGGGATACCCAGCAAGGCTTTCACTTGCATCGGATGAACGTACATCGGCCTGATCCCTTCCAGGTTCAGTCGCACCGACACACCCCCAATGAGAAAGCCTTGCTGGATGAGCACTCCTGCATTTCTGCCATGGATAGGTACCTCGAGATAGACAGGCAACACTTTCCCGGCTAGAAGCTCCAGAAGTTGCTCGTGTACTGCCGTGACAATGTCGAGGATATCCGTGTCCTTGTCACTCTCAACGATAGCACACTCCAAGACGTTTAGGATCCTTGGCTGACTACCGTTTAGAGACCTTGCGACCTCTAGCTTTGCGAGACCGCTTCTTCGCGGGCTTGGATCGACGCCGATCACATACATCAGCCACCGCCTTTTCCAGATCCAGGATACCCTCAGCAACCAGGATAGCTATGAATGGGAGAAACTCCAGACCCTGTCCTCTCAACTCGATAGCCGAGATATCCCACGGTGCGACACTTGACAGGAACTTTCGCCTTGGGTAGTGCCCATTCAGCTCTTGGACAAACTCAGGACCTGACAGTCCTCGAGCTTCCCTTGCCTGACGAATCAAGTTTCCTACCGCGACCCTTTGCTCTTTGTCTAACTTTGGAATCGACATTTGTGCCTCCAGCCTTTTCCTTAGTAACATCCGACAACGTCATTCGCTCATAATCATACCGCACAGTGACCACGGGATTCCAGGGATTTTCTCTACCCTTGTCGAGCTTCCATCGCTGGATCCCACGCTCTTTCTCCTCCGCGGTCTGCATGATGCAAACGACGACATCCCCTGTATGGATCTTACTGATATCTTCAGCAACATCCTCCTTGCCAAACTCTTCAGCACCAATGGTGATACGAGTTCCTTGCGAGGCAGTCCAGCCTGGTACATCATAAGCAGAGAGCTGTCGCCTAAACTCCCAGTAGATATCTCCAAGAACAACTCTAGGATCGGCCTTCCACTTACGCTGACCTCTTCCAAGGAGGTCAGCGTAGTCCAGTGTGACGAGATCTAAGGGACTGTGCTTAGCGATGAGCCCTTCAATTCGCTGCATCGACACTTTCTCGTGACTCAAGTCCTGGATTAGGAGCTGGCCACCCGTCTTCTTTGCACGAGCCATCGCCTGACGAATCAACTTAGGGTTTGCCCGAATCTCCTGCTTCGTCTTCCCCAGCAGTTCCATAGTGATGCGTTCTGCCACCTGTCGAGTACGGATCTCTAGGGTTACGTGTAGTGCTCGTTTACCCAAGAGAGTAGCTCTGACTGCTCGTCCGAGGAGAGCTGCCGTCTTACCACCACCGGAAGGGGCAATGAATATACCAAGCTCTCCAGGCCCAAGGCCTCCATCAAGGGCATCATCGAGACGCGCAACTCCAATAGGAACACGGCCAGACTGATCTCCTGGACGGAATAGTTCGGAGGGATCACCTTCAGCAAAGTCGAGTAGGCGCTTGTCCTCCGGGGTAAGCGCAAAAGCTGTGTACTTTTCCAAGCGCTGCTTAGTCTCCCAGGGATCCAGCTCCTGAGGCCGGAAGTCATGCTTCTGCATGATGTCTTCAGCCAGTGCCAAGAGGCCCTCTCGGATGACAAATCGCTCGAGGACCTCCAACTCGACCTTGCTGTCAGGAGGAGCCGTGGCTTCCCAGCGGTCAACAAGGATACTGACACGCTCTTCCCAGAGCTGCTTGGGGCAAACCTTCTTTGCCAGAATACGCAGCGTCCGCATGGGTATGTCCGCTGATCGCTGTTTCTCGCTCGAATAAACGGACTCGAGGGATTTGTAGAGGTAGAGGTAATCACCTCGAAACATCTCCGGCTCCAAATGGCTTACCAGCTGCCGGTACCTGTCTGGAATCCGCAGAGCTGCCAGCAGGACGAGTACGAGATCCCCGTGGCTGCTTAGCTTTGGCTTGCTCTTTCTTCCAGTCTTCTTCCCAGCAGTGCCTGTGGTAGAAGCACCCGCGGCACTGCCAGTCTGGCTTTTGGTAGAACTTTTCCGGGACTTGGCCATCATGGATACTCCTTTCAATGATTGCCAGCCGGCGAAGATCTGCAGCAAACGCCTCCTTACTCAGCTTGAACCAGTAGTCTCGCCAAGGAAGTCCAGTGATCTTGTCCTCATCACCATTCACATTGTATACCAGCACACACAGAGCAGGTACCTTCTTATCGGGATGAAGCATGTTCCACATATTGCCATAGCGGTTGCCTTGGACTAGGTAAGACTTAGACCAATGCGTAGGGTCTTGGAAGGCGAGACCAGTAGTCTTGCGGTAAGAGAAGGTGTTAGTGGTCTTGACCTCGAACATAGCTTGGGGCTTTCGTAGCCTCTGACGCCAAAGTTGCCCATCAGGATGCCCCTGTAGAGTGACCTTGATGATCTCACCATCCAGTTCAACGTCATAAGTCACTTCCAAGAGCTGTTCAGGGTTCCAGTTCTTGACATACCATGGAGTATATTGAGGAATGAGTACTCCACGGATATGATCGTGAAGCAAGTTTCCTAGCTCCATTTTCTCTCGGGTACGCGGGGTGAATGGCGTCCAGACTTTCGTGCCAGTGCGTCCGTAGTAGAGCTTACGATCACATTCGTAGGTACTACTTACTCGGAAGAAATGGGAGCCCTCTCGTTGATCAGTAGCCCGGCCCGTGCGATTTCTTGTGCGGTGAACGGCTCGAGCCAGCTGGTTGTGAGCCCGTGCTCTTACTAGCATCTGATTGTTTCCTCTCTCGGGAGGGACGCCAGCCATGTCTGCGCAGAGTGCCATAGATGTAGGCGTTCTGTCGCTCCTCACTCCCTGGGAACATCGCTAGTGCTCTCTTCCGTAGTTGTGCTTCTAGTACTTTGGGCATCGAAGGACATCCTTTCCTCCAGCCATTGGATGATTTGATCCTCACGGGCATTAGGACTGAATTGGATAAGGATATCCTTAGCCTCATCGAGCACGACAACCGTGGGAATCGCATCAATACGAAACTTCGCAGCCTCATGTCTAGCTGCAGGCTCCTCTAATCGGATGATCTCAAGGTCCAAATCATGTTTGACACAGAGGTCCTCGATAAGCTCTCCGCGAGACTTGCAGGTAGGACACCACTGACCAGTGAATAGTTTGAATGTTAGTGCCATTGTCAACCCTTCTCATCCCGTAGCCAACCAATCAACTCTGAAGCCTCTCGACGCGTGAGTTGGTGCAGCTCACCTCGGTTGAATAGACCCTCCGACAAAGCGAAACGAGTGGAGTACCCAAGCTCTGCACATAGACTCTCGATGTATTCCTTCTGAGACTGGGTGATTACTAGCTGTCCCATCAATATCCCTTTGGTGGCCATCGAGGCTCTCTACTTATCCAACAACCCCAAAGGGCTCCGGCTAGAGCAACTACTGACAAAATGATCTTATCTACCAGCATCAATATGTCCAGACTCGAGGACGATCTCTTCGTATCGTGTCCAGGTGTAGCATACCCTCGCCAATACCTACACCAAAAATTCTAGGGTGTGAGAATGCCATACGCAGGATGACCCAACGCTTCCTCGCGTCCAGTACTGCAATGTCAATGCAACAGCCCGTCGGGTGGAGGCCCATGCCTCCAACCCGCGGGCTGCTGTCGTAAGTAGGACATCGGTAGCCAGATGTAACGATGAAAGGGAGATCCGCACCCCATCGCTGGGTTGCCTGGTAACGCAAGAGGTCAAAGACCTCCACGGCATCGTCATCCATCGCGCAGACACCACAACCACACTTACATCTCAGCGCATCTTCAGTATAGTAGCTCCATTCAGATGGAGTAGGCCGTGAACTAACAGGAGGGATTTGTACCCCATGCTGCGTTCCAGATTGAAGGTCTGCGTTCACGACCTACCCTCTCGTGTACCTATCTAAATAATAGGCTTGGTGGGATGCGACAAACTCTTGCTATGTCCTTTTGCGTCCGTTGGAGAGTCGCTCTGTAGAGAGCATCTAAGCTACCATAGGAAGGGAGATCAAAGATCCCCAAGACAGCATCATGCGCAAAAGGGACGTATCAGCACCTCCAGTCTAGCAGGGTCTACATCGGGGACCTTGACAGCGGCGGCCCACAAAGCCTTCTTAGCAGCTGCAGCGTCCTTAGCCACGATAGTCCGAGATGCCATGACCACCTTGGGAAGCTGGAACAGCTCACCAGGAATTGCCTTGACCTGCTCCCACTGCTCAGGAGTCTCCAGGACCATACCATCGAACACGAATTGGGAAGCCTTCATCATAGAATTCATTTCAGTATCCTCCTTCTCATCATGTAACTCTGAGAGATATTCCTCCAGCCTTGGTAGGTACACTTTCAGAGTAGTTCGCAACATAATCTCGTAGATATCATTATCTACAATCAGACCAGCACAAGACTGGATTCCTCTATGAGCACCTTCCTCCGTCCAGAAAGGACCCATGACGTACCGCATCTTTTCCTTGAAGATCTCAATTTCCTTTGGCATCCGTTTATGTACGATGTCCCTCTCCCGGCGGATAAGATCCAGTGGAAAGCATACCTTAGTCTGCAGAGTCTTCCACTCATAGTCATCTTCCTGAATTGTGCAGTTCCATGTCGTCAAGCCAGTCTCCATAGCTGCACGCTCATCCTCTGTCCTGGGTACTATGAGCCCTGTAGGAAACATAGTCTTCCCATCTGTTGTAGATGACGGGAGTGTATCGAAGTACAAATCGTGCCGATCTGTTGTAGGTGCCCAGAAGCTAGTAGCGTACTCCGTGCAAATAGACATCCTAGCTCTCCTAAGAATTTCAGGTGAGTGGGAGCAAGCATCTTCGATGTCCTCCCACCCACCCTACCGATAGTAACCCTAACTACCGGCTTCTACGCTTAGAGACCTTCCTTTTCGTCACCCCTTTTTTAGACACTTTGGATCTAGGTCCAAAGCGAGGCTTCTTCTTGACGACCTTGGTCTTTCTAGCAGGTGCTTTCCTTCTGCTAGTAGGAGGTCTTCGCCGTGGTGGTCCTGGTTGTGCTGTAGGCATGGAAGCTATCTCACGCAGCTCCTCGCGGAAACACTCACGCACAGGCAGCATATCCCCTACTTGAGCCTCGAGTACCTGAATGACCAGCGCACGCTCATAGTGCTTGACGAAGCTCGAGAGTGTTTGCACTTTCGACTCCCAATCAGGCACGACAATTGCCGAGGGATCGCAATGCACAATCTCGTAGCTAATGCTACTTAGATCCTCTGGATTGCCCGTACGAATGATCTCCATGTCTCTACCGAGTACAGGATCAAAGATAGCCTCGCCAAATCTGGTGTTGTGGTAGAGTTCCTTCAGCTTCTTGATGACCGTGACTGGCGTGGCTCCCCAGACCTTGACTTGGTTGTCAACGACGACGTTCGTAAGCCATTGCACTTTAGGAGCAATGGCTTTGACTTCCTGCCCGCGCTTCTCGCAATAGGCAATCAGGTCACACACGGGGCAAGGTGTATCCAGATGATACTCTGAGCAAGTGATTGCCCTGTTTTTACCAGATCCATCGAGGCCTGGCCAAGCACTAGGTTTGTTGCCAACCCGTCGGTAGTGGCAACAGTGTCCAGTCCAGGGTTCCCGAGCATCCTCCCATGGACCGAGGAATCTGACACGATGCCAATTCCCATAGTCGGGCCAGTTGAACCAGAAGCCCCTATCACCGCCACGACCACCACGTACGGGAAACTTCAAGTTCTCGCCCATAGCAGCAGGATCAATTCTGCGCAGTTTTCCAGCCATTAGATTTCCTCCATTTCTGCCCAACAACGGCCAATAGTAACATCAACTGGGGTAGGTACGTCAATACCTATCTTGTGACCAAATGCCTGAACCACAGAATTGACATCCTCCATTACCTGGCGCATGACATTACCTACTCGCTTGCGATCCTTCCACTTACACTCCACCAACACTGAGTCGTGAACTGCGCCATAGACCCAATCATCTGGTAATAATTCTCGTAATTTCTCATCCACGAGCACCATAGCCATGTTGCAGATCTCTCCAGCAGTCCCCTGGATAGGATGATTACAAGCTTGGCGAAGCATCTTATCGTAGCTCTGTGGACCAGCAGCAAAATTGAGAGCCAGGCGTCGCCGACGCCCAAAAGCGTTGGCGACCCAACCCTGGCTCAGTAGATCTTCTTTGATTTGTCGCTTCCAATCAAGGATGCCTGGGTACGTGGCCTGCCAATCTCGCATGTAACGCTGCGCCCAGGTCTCCGTGTTACCTGTGAGTCTCGCTAGTCGCCGAGCACCACCACCGTAGAGTACCATGAAGTTCACGGTCTTTGCGTGGGATCTCTCCTCGTCCGTGGGATCCCGCTTGAGTATGGTTCGAGCAGTCTCAGTATGCAGATCGCGCCCACGGGAATAGACATCCAGCATCGCTGTATCCCTCGATGCCCATGCCATGACGCGCAGTTCAATCTGGGAGTAGTCTGCATGTACCAAGGCACGTCCGCGAGGTGCAACATAGATCTGTTTGATAGGAGCTGTCTTCTCTCTGGGTATATTTTGTTGATTCGGATCACTGGACGATAACCTCCCAGTCTTTGTGCCTGTGGGATTGTACGAAGGATGCACACGTTCATTGACATCGAGATTCTTTTGCACACCCTTGATATAGGTCCCTAATAGTTTACTTAGTTTACGATGCTCAATGATATTACTAATAAGATTACGAGACCTACGCTCAGTGAGACCTACAGCCACATCATCTTCAATAAACTCGAGCGCTTCTTTATCCACTGAGAGACCACCAGCTTTGGTACGCTTCTTACAGACGTAGCCTAAGTTTTCATATAAGGCAGCAGCGAGCTGTTTATTGGAACTGACCACTACATCTTTAGGTACACAGCGATGGATTGCTCTCTCCAGCTTGCGCTGTTGAGCTGTCAACTCGAGTTCCATAGCACCAATACGACTGAGATCGAGTTGGAAGCCACGAGATTGGATGTTCACCAGAGCAGAGACAATACGCATCTGCTGCGCGTAGAGTGTCATCAGACCCTGGTCCTTGACCTTCTGTAACAGATACGGAAGAAGTATCCAACAAACAGCAGAGTCATAGGCACAGTACTCGAAGAGCTGTTCCTCTGGCAGCTCTCCGAGCTTCTCATTGTTGCGGTAGCTGATCACGTCTCGAGCATAGTCGCCATAGCCCGTATAGTGTGAAGCCAGCCATTTGAGAGCAAGAGGTTGGTTCTCATTCTCGATATGCGCTGCAACCATAGTGTCATCAACGGTCCCCGCATGTACATATCCATGCTTTTCCCGCAACCAGCTCAAATCGAACTTTACATTGTGTCCGACAAGTGCGGGCCTCCTTGCACCCAATGAAGTAATGAACCCATCGACATCTCGGGACACCCGTGAGACATGATCTTTCCCGCACCAAGATACACACAGGATGCGTCCACCCGGTTTGTAGGGTGAGAGTTGGGAAGTCTCGAGGTCGAAGGCCATCGAAGAGTAGAGTAGCTTCGGAGTCACCTTTTTGTGATAAGTCCACTTCACCAGCTCGGGCTTCACGTATTCTCTCTCCACCAGACGATTCAGATCGTCGCACAGAGGAGCTAGGTACTTCTTGTTGTAGAGCACAGCAGCTGGGTGATAGGTAGCAATCACGGGGACACCCATGTACTCCCAGGAGCGTATGCCTCTCTTGGCAGAGACGCTGACACGCTCTTCCCCGGTAAGAGCACGAATTGCGAAGGTCCCCAGAACTATTAGGTGCTTGGGCTTGATTCTCGTGATCTCTGCCACTAGGTAGCGATTGCATATCCGCATTTCCTTGGCTGTGGGGTTTCTATTTTCCGGTGGACGACAGCGCACAGCATTCGTGATGTAGCAGTCATCCTGAAGACCCATCTCCTCGATGAGCTGGCGAAGCAGCTTGCCCGAATCACCCACGAAGGGTTTACCCTGAGCATCCTCATGGCCACCAGGAGCCTCGCCAATAAACATGGCGTAGGGCTTCTTTGCCTTGCCCTCGCCATCAATGCGCACGCTCTTGCAGGTCTTCCACAAGGAGCAGCCTACTCCGTCTGAACAGCGTTCAGGTCTGTGACCTCTAGTCTTCGACATCATCCCTCTTCCAGTAAATGGAACTAGCACTCAGACGGATTCCATTTGGATAGATCCTCAATATCAGCTCCTTCACTGACATCTTAGTCAATTCTGTGGTAGAGAATTTACCTCCACCTGAGATGACGATTAGCGCACACAATTCCTCCAAGAATCTAGTAGACTCAGGATGGTACTCACGCGGGTGCGGAACCTTTTTCTTCTGCGGCATTACCCCTCCACCAGTCACTCCGTCCAAACAGCGCTCAGGTCTGTGATCTCTAGTGCCCATCGAGCCAGCTCGCAATCGATTGGAAGAACCTTCTCGATCTCGGTTGTCCACGACTAAGAATCATGTAGTTCTCCTGAGCAGTGTCTGCGTACATCTTCCAGACAGTTTCCACGATGCTGATCAGCTGTTCCTTCGAGTAGCTCTCGAGAGATTTACCCTTGTAGGTAGACATAGGAACTTTGACAATCATGTATTCTCCTTACCCGATGAGTTACGTCGTGTCCTCTTCACATCTAGCCAACTGTCGTTCTAGTTCTAGGATCTCATCCTGTTTCTGAGATACCTCAGACTCCAACTCACAAATACGAGACTCTAAATCTCCTATCTGACTGCTTGCACAATCACAGACAGAGACTACCACAATCAAATCCATCTCAGAATCTACAGTCTCAGTGTAATCAAGGTCTTTGGAGCAGTTAGCGCAAGAGCAGCTATAAGGTTGCTCATTCATATGCTCTGCGACACGTACCTTGATCAGTTCAGGGATACCACGCAAATCAATTCCCATGCTACTCTCCCTTCAATCTATCCACTATTAGTACAAGCTTACGCTTTTCTTCATGCGCTTTTGCAACGTATCCAGAGGTACCAAGAAGCTGCAGGAACTTTTCCATTGGGAGAAACATTATGTCACCAAAAGGCTGACCTGTTTCTTGATCAATCAGCCTGATTGCTACTTGAATAAGCACAGGGCGGTCTTTCGATTTGTGTCCTATAATAGACACCTACTCTCCTTTCAATGTCATAACCCAGAACTTCCTAGCCCACGACGCATCGGCTTTGAAGATGTCATCCCAATCCTTACCAAAGGCACTGGGAGGTAGAGCTACGTGGACGTTCCGGTACGGTCTGAGTAAATTATATAGCTTGACAGCGGCAGTGAGCTTGTCGTTATCGAAAGCGATGTAGATCCAGGCGTCTTCTGGCACACGTCCTAGAATCTCAGAAATTTGAGCTGGGGAGGTTGAACTGCCACAGGTACAAAGAACAAATCGAGTGTGGCGTCTCCACTGATCATGCAACACTTCCCAAATCTTGAAGGCATCGAACATACCCTCGGCAATGACCACATGGGTACAGGTACCCTCGATATCATCACCAGCAATGCCACGCTCACCTTCGTTTTTATACTTGAGAGACTCTGAGGGACGCCAACTCTGGTACCCACACGGTTGACCACCCAGGTACATCGGCATAGCGAGCCTGTCCGCCTCTTTGAAGCGGGCAGGCTCGAAGCTGAGACGGAAAGGCTCGATCACTTCCTTGCTAATACCACGCTTGGCAAGCAGAGTAGCAAGGGAGGGCTGATCCGTGTCTGCGTCAGCTTGTCTGAGCATCTTCTCATAAGTGTCGGCATGGATAGCAACAGTCTGCTGCCTATGAATAGTAAAGACTGGAAAGGTAGTACCAGACCTATCTATACCACTCATACCACAGTGCCAACAGTGATATAACCCCTTCTTACCGCCATCCTCAAGACCTTGGTTCACGCTGAGTTTGTTATACCCGCAGGAAAGGCACTGATGGATAGCCTCATCACCGTTCTTCTCAATACGGACAAAATCTCCAATGACCTCATCACTTTTTCTTTGCACGACGGTACTTCCTTCCAGTGAATAAGGATCGCGCGTTACCCGGAACATAGGTGGACCAACGCAGACCTTGTTTCATTAGTAGATGACGAGAACTCTCATTACGATGAGCTAAGTAGCGCACTAAATGTCTCTGAGTAGCTCCACTATAAGTATTGAAGTCGCGGATAGGAACACGTTTGAACACAGCAAGAATCTCTTTGTGGGAGAAGTGCTTGCTGACAAGTGTAGCAATCTTCCTGCGCTTCGCCAGGAGCTGCTTGGGGTCAACATCTGGAGGTAAGTCTAGTTTGGTCTTTCGCATAGCCTCACGCAACTCGGTGCGTAGCCGCGTGCGCTCAGGTTTAGATAGATCCTCAGATTTGAAGTGTGACACCAATCGCTCGAGAGTTGCCTCGTAAGATACTGGGGAAGTGAAGGATCTAGACAAGTAAGTCTTGACCAGGTTCCCGCTCTTACCTCGAGCTGCACATAGCTCGATCCGAATGCGGACATAAGGTGGTGAACGACCTGGGTAGCGAAGGCTCACAGATCAAGTCTCCTGCTGCTCGGATGTAATGACACATCGGAAGTCATTCAAATCCTTGAGAGATTTACGGAGTTCTCGCAATAGATAGAAACGATCCTGCTCACTAGGTGGACGCACACTAGAGAAGTCACAAGCCAAGCCCCTGACCTGACGCACCTTCTCTTCTAGGACAGCGCGTGCTTTGTCGCTGTCCACCATCCGAATTTGAATACATTCAACATCTTGCTTGTCTGACATGATAGCTTTCTCCTTGCGAAAGTAGTCCTCTGGTCTCATGGAGGAGAGTCTAACGTACTTGTCAAGCAACCTGCAAGAGAAATTTTCACAAACGTCTAAGCACGATAGCTACAAACCCTTGGAGCCCCCCATTTCTGAGGGGCTCCTCTTCATCTTCCGATCAGCCCGCCATCAACGACGTAGAAACCAGAAGATGTCAACTAGGATCACCGAAACCAAGGAAAGCAGCGCAAGCATATCGTGCCTCCTTTCGAGTGAATTCTAGCTTCTGCGAATAAGCTCTCTGGACCGAACTTGACTTTACATATTGATTGCTAAGAACGGTGGCTTGCTGCCGTCTGCACTCAGCACCGCGGTACCTCCTTTCATCAGATTTTATATAGGGGTGCAGAGATCCACTCCGAGTAGGTCCGGTACAGCCCTACAAAGAAAAGAGACTGGTGCATTGCCATATTAGCTATACTCTCTTACTTCTAATTGGCAGCCAGCCCTCTAGGGAGGCTGGCTGCCTTAGTAAGAATAAGAGAAGAGTAAGGGATACTCGAGTACCTTGTCAAGCATATTCTTCGTATGTATCTAAGTACCTAGAGATATGCTAGATACCGGCAGTGCTCTTCTTGACATGCTTGCGTTTCGGTTTGTCGGTCTTTCTATGGAAACCACTTTTGGCCTGTGAGTATTTCATATCGGAAGTGTCTGTCACCTGCCAGGGTTCCGCTCCCCAGTTCTCATACTTTGTTTTGAGTATGGGGATAGCTCTGGTAACACTGTCTACATTGGTCTGGATTGAGCAGGCTACGCAGCGCTCGGTCTTTTTTATTGCCTTGGTCAATCCATGACAATGACCTCGAGTGATAGATCCATCAGGCCAGATGGCAGCCCACCAGTATTCCGGCTCATTCATGGGGATCCTCTGGTTTACGAAAATGCATCTTATTGGTGCGTCCAGTTGAATCAGGCCAATAGTCATCAAGGTCCTTCTTCTCGTGATCTTCTAAGCCTTTGACATACTCCTTCACCATTTTGAGCAGGTACTCTTGGCCAATACTCATCGCGATGAGCAATCCAACTCGTGGATTACCCTCGCAACGTATGCGTATCTCCCAGCAATTGGAGCATTCACCACCTGGACGTGCGTATTCCTCCAGTTCACAGAGACACCATTTACAGTTTGTGTGCATTAGTTTTCCTCCTTAGCATTTCCTGCGCTACCATTCGTGCTTCAGCTAGATGTCCCTGGCCCTCTCTTCGTAACACTTGGGGCACAGGAACACCTGCACCTCTTTGTCATGGATATCCTGGGCATAGGGACAGAACGTATCCATGACCATTGGCCCAGTCTTCCCGCAGTCTTGGCATGCTCTGTGAGGTGGCCCAGGCTCCTCGACTTCCACTTTATCCTGTACCAACAATCTAAGCTTGGCAGCTGCTGTTCCTGTGGATATAGGCAACAAAGAGGGTAGCTTTCCTTCGTAAGCATAGACTACTGCAGTTATAATGGCTGCTATCTCCTCACTTGTGAGCTTCACAGACCGAGTTCCAATAGTGAACTTACCTTGCATTAGTCCTCCTCTGCATACTCTGCAGGTAGGTCGGTACGTCCGCCGTGCCGTTCTTTTCGTAAAGCATACTTCAAGGTTAGGTCCATTTCGTTGGTGAGCATTCGCAGAAGTTCCACGTCAGTTAGGTCTGCGTGGTTTCTGAGAAACTCAGCTATCACTAGCTCGAACTCTGCACGAGCTGCAGCCACTGGTTTGGTTCTTGAGTGTAGCTTCACTGAATCTACCTCCCATGCCTATCCCATTATCCATCCAATGATGTGCCAGAGTATCAGGCACACGTAAAGCAACGCAGCTATCCTAGCCGCTTTGGGATTGTGCCTAAGCACCAAGCCGGCCATAAAACCAAGTATCCCTTTGCCTGCAACAAATCCACAAGTAGAATATGTAATCATCACAGCCATTAGTGGGTTAGCTTCAGATGCCATGCCTAAGTGAAGCATACCAATAGTTGACGCAGCATCGGCAAGCATTAGGAGTGCTAGGGCAATTGGGTAGCGCATTAGCCTTCCCTTACTATCTCATAGGTGGTTATCTTCCTCGCTAACATTAGTGGATGTTCGCAACACTTCAAAACTGTCTCAGGAGCACTTATGAAGTAATCCTCGGGGCTTGCGCTGTAGTCTCCACCGCAATGCGGGCAATGGAGCAAGACACGCTCCTGGGGATTGTCTCGTACGTAGTCTTTCAGATCTTGTAATCTCATGTCTACCTCCCACAGGTAGGACATACCTGCAAACTTACGTGGTCTTCAGTTACCACGTAGATATGACAGTGGCCGATACCACGAGCCAAGTGTGAGTCCTCTTCTGCGCTTCTGTGCGATCATCAACCAGTCGTCCTCCTTGGCTTGTCACCACCTAATGCAGTAGATCGCCAAGCCCCAATGCCTCGAATCTGGCCCGGATTGTCTCGCCTAGACCAGGGTCAATCCCGTGGAACGTCCACCCATGCTCCTCATTCCAAGCCTTGAGGTACCGTAGAGCATCCTCAAATTCATCTGCCGAATCAGCGGTCTGCATGGTTACGTCGCCTTCGCAATAATTCACAATCTTCAGAGTCTCGGGATTCGCCCACGTGCCGAAGTAGAAGGCATCCTGACTCGTATCTACCTGAGCCCAACCCTTCTCTATTGAGCACACCTCAAAATCGTACGCGTACCGATCGCCTGACCGGAATGTCCGTTTGGTTTTCATCTCGTCCTCCTTTTTGCCTGCTTTCATGGTTTACCTCATTGTGAGCTTTGCAGCGTTGAGATCTTCGCAGCGACAGCCTCTCGCATCTCATCAGCATCCATTGGCATCCTTAGGGGCATGATCAGACCGAGGAAGGTCGGGTCTTCCGTGTCCAAGAACACAGTTGTGGATAGGGCATCCGTGAACACCGACGGCACGAACGTGCCACCGCGTGAGCTTTTGTTCCCGTAGCGTACCGTGAAGTAGGGAGCCATCAGCTGCAAGTTATAGCCTATTGCTTCAGTCGGCCTGCAGTCTTTGTCCAGGTTGGGGAACACTCTCCTCCAGTCTGGGAAGGTGTGCAACTCAGACTCCCAGGAGGTCTGAGTTGCATTGGCAGTGTTGCAGAGCGTGTACTTTGTTGGCCATTGCTTCTCGTTATCATACTCATAGGTGAGTACGATAGGACATCCATAGTAGCCTTTGAAGAGAGCCTTCAATGCAGTAGCTGCCTTCCGCACAGAGGGACCGAAGACTGTCCAAGGAATGAATAGGTTGTGAGAGACCTCAATCTCAGTACCCACTGGAGTGAGTAGCTCCAGGGTACCAAGCGCGGATCCGCTGGTAGCGACCGCTCGGACAGTAGTTGCTTTTGGACGGACTTCGAGTAGGATGCCGCATAGCTCTGATCGCGTTTCATCCTTAGAGGCAAAGGTCAGAAGTCCAGTGATCTGTTTGTCTTGCTCAGATGCAAAGTGGATCTTGTGTTCAGTGATCATAGCATCCTCCCTTGATCGTGAAGCCGTGTCTTTCCAGGTAAGCCTTAGCTCCATACAAGCCAACAAACACACGGCTAAGGTATCCGCAGGGAAGCCTCTTCCAAGGCTTGTCCGTGTAGGCTAGGTTCCATTCAGAGGGACCTAGCCTTGATAGTTCGAGGTTTCGCCAACGGTATAGGGTCTCTGTTTCCTTGTGTAGTTGTTTCATGGTATCCTCAGTGTCAGGGGAATAGTGCATCGGGATCATCTGTAGTCAAGATGAGGTCTCCAGCATCCCAGATCCAAACTAGTCCCTCAGCAGTGTACTCGTTCAGTAAATCTGTGCCTGCATCCGTTTCCCAGTCATCATCGGACATGGACTTAGTCAACTGCTCACAGATCTCATCAATTGTCCGTTGCGTATCGAGTGGAGCATACGCTCTGCACTCTTTCAACATGTCAGCTAGTTTGTCCCTGGCATGTTCTGGACCGTAGGCGCAGTCGATCCAGCATCCGCAATCATTCGCAGTATAGACTTTCTCCATAGGTCCCTCCCTAGGTCGTTTCCTGTCTGAGTACTGGCTTTTAGCCCAGATCTTTTCCCTCATCATTCATCCAATGGGTGGGTCCATCCGAGGAATGGATCCATATCTTCCAATAGAGTCCGTCTATTTTACGGACCATGTAAACACCTTGCCAGACCTCACTGGCGCGTTGCTGTGCTTGCTCTTGAGTCATAGTGTCTTCTCCCTACACTTCTCGAGGTTCAATATCAGTCCCATTGCACTTAGGGCAACTGGGGAGCATGCTACTGGTGGAGAACTTGCAGCCACATTCTAAGCACACTACCTTGATTCTGATCTTGGCCATAGTGTCTTCTCCAAAGGTGGCATAACCTTGAAAGGCATCATCCAGGCTGAGTGTTCCCAGGCTACCCAAACCAAGCCGGACTCGTCTGCCTGAATTCGAGTGTAGTCACAGAGAGAGGGGTTTCGCTGGCGAAAGGTTGCGATAGCTTGTTCCTCATAGGTTGCGAAATCCATGTGTCCCTCCTCTGTCACTCTCTGGTACTCGGTGCGCGTGTCTGTCATGGCAGCATCCTTCCCATGAGGTACAGGCATGTCAGTAGACTTGCCAGGCCCATTAGGAAGCCTAGTACTGACTCAAGTAGTCTCACAGGATCCTCCTAGGTTGGTGTCCTCGAGTGTACCACGTTGGCACCTTGCTTGTCAAGTCGGGTGTCGCGCCACGGTACCTGCTAGTAGCGTGCCACTAGCGATGAAAGTGTTGGAGAGAATGCTAAGCGTGAGCATGTGTTGAGTATGGAGTGGTGGAGAGTGTGGAGGGATATCGTATACTTTCACATCATCGTGCAAGCTGCATCATGCAGCCTGCACTCCTGCACTGTACTCACAATGTAATTACATTATGAGTCCATGGCTGGTGTGAGCCAGCGAGGGATAGGGGGGACGGAGCCCTTGGCGAAGGGCGACGTACACCCCCCGAGCGTACCTCTCTCCCCCTATATATATACCCCCTACCTCCCATCTCTATCGCACGTTGCACATTCCCACTGTGAGACTTTTACATATACCATGGTAAATTTTCTGGGAGACTGGACAAGATAGTTATTGACAGCTTCCCCAGTTCTACCCTTATAATCAGTTCTCCCCTCTTAGAGGGGACTCTGGAGGCCTTGGCAATGGCCGACAGAGGACCCGACCAGGGGGTTGCGAGGGGGATGCTAATCCCCCTGGCATGTGACGCCACTGGCCTTTAGGGCCGTGGCGCCACCCAGGGATAGAGGGTAGAGAGGGGGGGTTGTTAGGGGGGGATGGGATTGGATTAGAGCTTGACTATCTTGACTCCTTACAATAGGATGGTCTCTGTTGCGTTTCTCCTGTCCACACAGCCGAGACACCGGGCCTTAGGGCTTGAGGTGTCTCGGCTGTTGTGGTATTGGAGGTACTATGGAACGGCTCACTGACAAAGAGCTGCAAGAGCTTGAAATGTTGATTGAGTACACTGGCTGCGACTCTGAATTAGCGATCAAAGCGCATGATGAAATCATCGCTCTCCGAGATGTGGTAAACGCAGCTGTTGAGTGGCGTAAGGCTTGTGCCTTTGACTGCGGGTGCCGTTACTGCAGAGCAATCGTTATTGCGTTGGAGGAGTACCGGAATGCCACGACAGAGGAACACTAAGATTCCTGCGAAGAGCAGTAGCACTCGAAAGAAAGCTCGGCAGCGCGTCCTTCGAGACAAGAGCATTCCCGTTGCGGTCATAGATCTCAAGGCGGCTAAGGCTCGTTTCCTCCAGATCTACAGTGACCCCCAAGACCTCCGCGATGAGCAAGACATCGCGGAGGAACTTGGTGTCCTTCCCTCTCAATTGGTTGAATGGCGGATGCAACCAGCTTTCTATGAACCTGGCACCCAGGCTTTTGACCGCGCTTTTCGCAGCAGCCTTGTTCCTCTCAGGAAGATACTTCTCAGGCAGGCCTTCAAGGGATCTCACGGAGCTATCAGCAAGCTCCTCGAGATGGCTGGCGTCTTGGAGGGTAAAGGCACCAAGATCAACATCCTGAACATGGGGGGCAGTACCCCAGCGGATGCGTTTCTCAACAAGCTCACGGACGAGGAATTGGATGGGGAGATTGCTCTCAGGCTGCACGCCACTTCTCAAGGTGATGTAGTTCTCCAAGACGGTGCAATCGTTCCAGCCTCTGAAATTCAGGAAACAGACTATGTCGAACTCGATTGTCTCGACCACGGTGTTGGCCGACGCAGAGTGGACTCCAAGAGATCGAAGAGAGAGGTTGGCACAGTGTCTGACTGAGAAACAGCGCCGCATGGCGTTTCGATCTCTCTACTACTACTGTAAATACCTTCTTGAGTTTACAGAAATGGAGCTGCGGCCTCACTGGGAGCTATGCCAGTTCATCCAGAAGAACCTCGGCCTGGACATGCTCATCTTGCTTCCTCGTGGCAATTTCAAGTCCAGTATTATTTCAATTGCTTTGCCCATGTGGCTCCATTGGCGGGCTCGCAACTTGCGTATCCTCCTCTCCAGCTACGAGCTTCAGAATACCAAGAACTTCCTGGGACTCATCCGTGCGCACATTGAGCGTAACGACCTCTTCAGACGCATCTGTGGCAACTGGGAGAACCCCGGGGAGGCTTGGCACACGACAGCGCTTTCCCTGGGCGGCCGCACCAAGTTCAAGGCAGAGCAGTCCCTCACCGCCAGCTCTATCAGAGTTACCAAGGTCTCTCAGCACTATGACTTGGCTATCCTTGATGATCTCCAGACTGACAAGAACATCAGCAGCAAGGAAATGATCGACCAGGTCCAGGACTACTTGGACCTCCTGCTTCCCATTCTCGATCCTCAAACCGAGGGACCCTTGGCACGGAAAAACCTGGTAAAACATGGACCTCGAATCATTGTAGGTACGCGTTGGCTCTTTGATGACATCTACGGTCGCATGATCTCAAAAGAGCTGAAGCGCCGGCGGGAAGGCAAGCCTCCAGCTCTTCAAATGCTGGTGCGGCGTGCCTACAACAAGAAGCGGACGAAGGTCTACTTTCCCACCAGGTTTCCCGTGGCGTATTTGGACTCCTTGCAGGAGGAGTCCAACATGAGTAAGTCTCACTTCTCTGCCCAGTTCTTGAATGACCCTTTGCCTGAGGTTGACCAGGTATTCAAGCTCTCAAACTTGGGTTTCTACCACTCAACTCATCGGGTAATGAAGGGTATCGTTAGACCGATGCCCAAATTGTTCCACAAGTTTACCGTACTTGACCCTAGTCGTGGAGAGTCGGACGATTCTGACTGGTCTGCGTTCGTAACCACTGCTGTAGACACAGATTGGAACATTTATAGCTGGGATGTCTTTCGTGACCGTATGATTGGGAACGAGCCGATCATCGAGAAGATGTTTGAGATCCACGAACTGCATAAGCCACTGCGGTTTGGCGTGGAATCAGTGCTATTTCAGAAAAGTATCTATTGGGGCTTCAAACGAGCGTGTCGTGTCAAAGGTAAGTGGTTCCATGTACAACCTTTAGATACAGATAACAAGATTTCCAAGGACTGGAGGATCTCTGGTTTCGAGCCTTTTGTGACTGGGAATACGGTTTATTTGCGTGTAGAGGAAGAAACTGACTTGACTCTTTCTAATGAGGAGCTTTATTATGCCCTCGTTGAAGGACAGGATACCTTGGCAGATGAGATGCTGCGGTTTCCCAGGGCTCAGACAAAGGACTGTCTCGATGCTCTAGCATACATGCCCCAGCTGATTCATCCTGCGAGAGACACTGCTCCTCAGGATCCCCCGGATGCGATGACATTCGACATGCTGAAGGAGAGGCTGGCCAGGAGAAACTCGGGGCTGTTGTCAGTTGGGCACTAAGGGCCTCTAGTCTCAGGGAAGGGACTCCATGGCGGGGAAGTCTGAGGAAGAGCGGTACCAGAAATGGATTGATCGCATCAAGGAGCGGGAAGCTTTCTTGAAGGCGAAGATCCAGGACTGGAATCGGTACATGCGTCTATACCGTATGGCGCTGAGCCGCGAGGAGCTGTTAGGTGCTTCTGGTTCGGGTGGCGATACAGTCTGGTTGAACTACCACTTCGCTCTCAGTCGTATCATCCTGCCCTCCATCTACTTTCGGAACCCGGATGTTCTCATATCCCCACTGCAGAGTACTCCCCTTACCTACTGTGTGCTTCTTGAGAAGCTGATCAACAAGCAGCTGACTGACATCGACTTTGATCTCGAGATGCGTAAAGTCATCTTTGATACTCTGTTTTGCGGTATCGGTATTATGAAGTTCGGGTATGCCCCGGCCCTTGACGGAACGATTGCAAAGACCACTCAGGATGAGTTTGCTGATGTGGCCATGACTCTCTTTGAGGAAGATCTCTGGGAGAAGCCCAAGGGGGTCTCATCCAAGACTGGCATCCTGGAGATCGACCAGCGTATTCCGCGGACATCTCCCTTCAGTATCAGAATTTCTCCTCGGCACTGGCTCTTTGATCCCATGGCGGCCACGGACAAAGAAGGTCGGTGGATGATTCATAAGATCTTGAAGCCCGTGGAGGATGTAAAGAAGTCCAAGTTCTATCCACGAGGACTGACCTCGGGGATCGAGGGAAATATAAGTCTGCGTGATGCCGCGGCTCTCAATGAAGTTCCTGGTGGCTACGCTTCGATGCAGGCTGGCTATGCCAAGATGCACGCCGACTTTGTGTATGTCTACGAGGTTTGGGATCGAGAAACTGACAAGCTGCTAGTACTCGATTCTTACAATATGGACCAGGGTACGAAGAAATTCATTCGAGAGGAAGATAATCCTTACGATATTGATGGATTTCCGTTTGAAGTGCTTTGCTTCAATCCTGATCCAGAGACACCCTACGGTATTCCCGATGCCGAGACCTGGGAAAATCCTACTAACGCTCTGAATCTCCTCAATACCATGCAGTATGAGCACGCTAAGCGGGCACTGCCCAAAACGCTGGCGCGTAAGATGGTTTTGACTCCTGAGGAGATGGCAAAGATGACATCTGCTCGTCTGGATGCAGTGGTTGAAGTGGATGGAGAGATTTCGGATGTGGGTCCATTGCAGATGAGCACCATGAGTCCTGATCTCTATGGTTTGCGAGAAGTGTTGCGCAACGAACTGACTTTTCTCACTGGGGTGACTGAACAACGCAAGGGTGGTTCCCAGAAGTCTCAGACTGCTACTGAGGCAAGTATCATTGAGCAGCAAAGTCGTATTCGCGATTCTGACCGGCTGAGTGCTGTGAGTAAGTTTGTGACGCGGGCCGCACGAAAGATCCTCATGCTAGACAGGCAATTTCTTGAGCCAGATGAGATCGCGTTCGTGGTTGGTCCCGAAGCGATGAGCTTCTGGCAGGAGGCCGGCCCTGACGTTATCAAAGCTGAAGTAGACGTAAAAGTTCGGGTTGGATCTTCGGCTTTTATGAGTCGGGAAGTGCGTGCTAAGCAGCTTCTCGACTTTTTGAATCTCACGAGCGGTCTCCCAGATCCTCAGACTGGGGGGCCTTTGGTGGATGTCAAGGAGGTTGTGCGTCGAGTAGCCGAGGCTTTGGATATCGAGGACTACGAGCGCTTGTTGATCACACCTCCTACGGCTCCAGGAGTCTTGTCTACACGGATGCTTGGACCTACGGTGACGGCTGGCCAGGGGGGTCAGGGTGGTCCTCAGCAGTCTATGGCCAGGCGGGGTGGGGGCACCAACCTGGGCGACCAGCTCTCCGGTATTCAGAACCTGGGAGTGCGTCGTGCGCCTGGACGGCAAGCGCCCAATCCCACAGACCAGGGGGCTCCCGTATGAGTGTACTGACCGACGCATCTGTGTCTGAGCTTCTTGATGGTCTGGTGGATCTTATCTCAGCTGCTGAGTGGGATGGCAGGGATTCTGCATCTGATTTGAGATTGCACGGACAAATGGTTGCTACGTTGGAGGAATTGGTAACGGTATGGAGAAAGTCACTGGTTCCAAGACAGGAACCTACAAGGTTGTCGATGGAAAGATGACTAAGGTTTCAGACAGGGTGGGTAGTAGACGTTTTCTTACTTGCACCTGTCCGAGTGGAGGATACTGCTCAGAGAACTTAGGCTGCTTTGTCAAGAGCCGCACGCATAAGCGTGCGCTGCTCGATGCGCAGGGACTGGAGGAGACAGGGTAATGGCTGATACGTTGACACTGACTGGCAGTGCTTACGAGAAGCTTCAGCGTATGGGTGCTTCTCCAGGCGAGCATGTGGTTCTTGAAGTAATGGGGTCAGTGGTGTCTCAGGCATCTGACTCTTTTACTCTTGAAATAATGGATGTGCGTCTATTGAGTATCCCGAAGAATTTCAAGGACGCAGCCCATCGAAGCTACGTGGCGCTGCGGATTGAACCGTCAGTTGGGTAAAGCAACTGACGGTCCACCTTCGGATGAATCATTGGTTGGTAGGGAAACACAAGGAGGTGCTAGATGGGCACGGATGCCCAACCTCTCGGCGAAGTCGGTATGGAAGAAGTTATCCAAGCTGACACCGAGGTCGTAGGTGATGCGTCTGCAGAGAAGCCCGTTTCTGGGGAAGGTTCTGCAGATGAGGGAGACAAAGGTAGAACGGCTCCTGTTGACCAGGAAGTGACGTTCTACAATGTCGATGATGTCCCCGAAGAGCTTCGCCCAACCTTCAAAGAGATGAAGAAGGCGTTCACTCAGAAGACTCAGAAGCTTGCTGCCGATGTGAAGCAGGCAGAGTCTTCCCAGTACCATGCTAAGCTATTTCGTGAGCTGATGAGTGATCAGCGCGTCATCACGTTCCTTGAGGGACTGGAGACCACGGGTGGTGGCGTGGGACCGCAGAGAGAAGGTCAGGCTTCAGGAGGGTATAGTTCTGAGGATTCGGAGGTGGATCCACAGGTGGCTGAATTGGGCCGCCAAGTCCAACAACTCCAGGCGTCGATGAACCAAACTCGGCAGAGGATGCAGCTATCCGACGATACGTCGGCGTTTGTTGCGTCTCATCCTGACTGGAAGAAGTATCAGGATGGAATGGAAAAGGCGTGGGATGAGGACAAGAGTAGAAGCCATACGGATGCCTACAACTGGGCTTTTCGTCAGTCGTATCTTACGAGGAAGGCAGCCTTGGAGCGCCAGAGAAGTCGTGCCCAGGCCGGCGTTGAGAAACCCGGATCCGCGGTAGAGACTACGAAGACGCACAGGATTGGCTCCTTCCACGATGCAGCTCGGGCTGCGTTGGATGAACTTGGCATGAATCGTGCTACGTTCGGAGTCTAGACACGGAGGTTTACTCTATGAGTGTAGCCAATTTGTCGATGACTGACGAGTATGATGCCTTACTTTCTACTACCCTTCGGAATTACAAGCCGAAGCTTGAGGACAATATCTTTCGCCAGTTGCCTCTGCTGTATTGGCTGAACGACAAGGGTAGGAAGCGTACTCTGGATGGTGGTCTCTATATTCATGTTCCTTTGCTCTACGGTGAGAACACCACTGTTCAGAGCTACAAGGGCTATGACCTGTTGGATGTCACTCCCCAGGAAGGTATCACACACGCGGTCTATCATTGGAAGAATGCTTCGGTGTCCATCGCGATCTCCCGTGAAGAGGAGCGGAAGAACTCGGGGGCTCACCGGCTTATTGATCTCTTGGGAGCCAAGACGATGCAAGCGGAGAAGTCTCTGCAGTGGTGGTTGAATGATCTACTTCATGGGGTCTATAGTTCCCATGAAAAGACCTTTGCCGGCTCTGATGTCAACACGAGAGACTCTGTGGGCGGTACGCGCATAGACTCGGCTGATGGCACGGGGGATGGTTTTACCTCGCTGGACCACATGGTTCGGTCGGGTTGGGGTCTTGCTGACAATACAGCAACTACTGCTACTTCGCACATTGTTGGTGGTATTACCACTACGACTAAGTTCTCTGGCACTGTTGGTGTTGGCTACGTGGACTGGTCTAATGGTGATGCTGTCGAGATTACTGTCGATACTGACAACTTCGTGAATCCCTGGTGGTTGAACTACTCTAACCCAGGTTTCTCGCGTCTTCAGCGCGGTGCGGATGGTGGTCGTATACTCAATACGGTGCCGATCACTGAGTTGGACAACGCGTGCTCATTTGGGACGGATAACGCGAACGTCGTCGCTGCAATGCGTTCGATGTACAATCGTCTTTCGGATGGTTCTGACACGCCGGACCTCATTCTTACGGGTCAGGGCCTGTACGAGGCCTACGAAGGCGCGCTTTCTCCGTTGGAGCGGTTCACCGACACCAAGCTTGGGGATGCTGGTTTCCAGAACCTCAAGTTCAAGGGTGCCACGATGATCTTTGACCACGGTATTTCGAGTGGTCTTCCGGCTATTCCGACAGCGACAGCTCCGGCGCAGCCGATGTACTTCCTCAACTCGGATTACCTGGAGTGGACCGTGGATTCCCAGTCGGATTTCATGCCCACTCCGTTCTATCGGCCTCATAAGCAGGCGGCTCGGGTGGCGCAGATTCTGCTCATGGCTCAGCTGACTACGAGTAATCGTAGCAAGCATGGAGTCATTAGCTTCAGCACCGCCGGTGTCTATACCCCAGCATAGGGAGGGTGGCGAGTCATGGCTTTTGAATTCGTATCCGTCTCTGGTGGGGACGGCATAGGGAAAATGAAGGAAAGAGCGTTCATCACGGCGAAGAACGCTTACACCGCGAAGGCTACCTACGGCCAGCACGTCCAGTGGAAGTACGACATCGAGGCGGCTTTCACTACGACTGGTAATGGGTGGGACTTTACTGTTACGGATGGTGCTGATGCTTCCATGAACAACAATCCAGGACTCTCGATTGGTCTCGTTTGGCCTCCTTTGGGCATCGTGATGAATGCGTGGGGTCGTATTCTTGTTTATGGAGAGCATCCAGCGGCTGCGATCTACTCGGCAGCGAATGCTCCGTTTACGGATTTCTACGATGACGGAGAGAAGACGGGTGCTGAGATGGAGGCAGGTGTTCTGCGTGCCATTGGTGCGTATGTCGATACTGCTTCTCGAGTGGGTTACCTGGGATTTGCTTTGTGGTCGTCTCAGGCTGTCGATGAAAATGGAACTGGCACGTATACCATCACAAGCAAGATGGAGGCACCGGGTGGCTACGGTGTTCCCATCGCTAACTCGGGTACGGGCTTTACTGGTGCTGCTGGTACGGCGCGTGTCTTCTGGAAGGGTATCGGCTAGGCTTACCCTGCTGGATAGTAAGCTGGGAGGCCCCCTAGAGAAGGGGCCTCCCAGACTTTGGAGGTATGGGTGTTTGGTTGGAAGAATGGGTGGACCTGGAAGAAGCCGGTAATCGTGGACCCCCCGGATCCAGAGACGGGTAAGGTCTACAGTCATCAGCTGGAGTGCTTGCGCTGTGACAAGTGCAATTGGTTCTGTACTGAGTACCAGCTTGACCGCAATGGGTATTGTGCTGGGTGTGGTTATCCAACAAGGAAGTTCTGGAGCGCGTACCCGACGCGTTGGCAGATGCTGGTCTTGCGCTTCTGGGATCTGCTGCGCAATTGGAGGATATATGGCCAGAGTGGTACAGGGTGGCGAGATCCCTGGACAACAATTAGTCGGTGGGAGGTGGCAGCACCCGAACGCTGTTCCCCAGGTGAAAGATAAGCGTTGGTCTCAGGACAAGCGTTGGAGGCATGTGGCGGGTGGTGGTCCTAAGATAGACACTGCCGCGCTGGAAGCTGCGGCTGAGGTAAAGGCTAAGGAACGTGTCAAGAGAAAGCGAGATGACCTGCTCCCGCGGGATAGGAAGAAATTCTATGGTTCCAATGCTGGTCGCCGTGATATGCGCCGGTACAATCGTACTGCAAGGAGTACTACGTAATGCGTAAGGTCAATCTTCAGTTCGGTGGACAGGTTGCAGTGACTTGGCAGACATTGTCTGTGGCTATTGAGACGTATCGGGACATCGCTGCTCAGTATGATTTGGTCATGCCGCGTGGCGCATTTCTTCCGGTGTTTGAGCACAACACTGATGACCTTATTGGACTTCAGGTTCGGTGGGAGAAGCGTGGTCTGGATGAGTCCGCCATTCAAGTGTTCAATGAGACTTGGTATGAGATCTCTGTTCAGTATGAGATCATTCGGTTTGATACCGTGGTGTCTTACTATGAGGAGTAGGTGCCTACTTTCGTAAAGACATATTATCCAGACACTGTGATGTCTGGCTACATTCAGTACACAATGGGTTTTCCTGGGACCTACGATGTACATGCTGGGGTCAACGCACTAGTTGGCAATAGTTATCTCGCTAATCCTGATTACTTCAGGAGGGGATATTTCAGCTATGATACATCTAACATTCCTAATACTGCGACGATCACAGGACTTCGATGGGATCTCAGCTTTTACGGGCTAGTGTCGTATGAGGGTCCTTCGGATTGGATGAATAGGCTTCACATTGGTACGTGGATTGGCAGCTCGTTGGATTCTTCAGATTGGGGTGGGGGGACTCTTGACCAAGTAATCAATTGGCCTGGCATGCCTGGTGCGCCTGCACTTGGTTGGATTCAAATGAAGACAGGCAGCTATGCTCTAGTCAACAAAATGGGGTATACGGATATTGCTCTTTGGGATGTGTCAGATGAGGATTTGCCCTATGGATATTGGCAGATTGCTTGCTACATTATGACATCTAGGGCTTGCAGGCTTGAGGTAACTTATGACTATGAGCCGACCATATCTACTCAAAACAAGGTCGCATCGAACTGGGGAAGATAGTGTCGATACACACACACATTGAAAGAGGTGAGTTAGCTGCTAGGCCTCGTGTTCCTTTGAAGGCACAGGCATCTATTACTACTACTGCCCCGGAGACATTGGTTGCGGCAGTTACAGATCAGCGCAATGTAGTTTATCACATAACATTGTCTAACGGCGATTCAAGCTTGGCTACGGTTACTGTCAAGTTTGGATCCTCCACGGTATTTGTGTTCTACGTGCCCGCTGATGGAGGGAATGTTCTCTGTAACTTTTATGGAACGGAGCTGAGTACGGACTTCAATGAGGCTATCACTGTGACACTGGGTGCATCCGGCGTGCTCTCTGTTACTATTTGCTATATTCAGAGTGGAAATACCTAGGAGGAGAGTGCCATGGCTTGGGATGTTGCTGAATTTCAGGACCAGGTACAGGTCGCTACAGGTAATACGGGTCTCAATGATCGTGTGCTGGGGTGGCTAAACCGTGTTCTGATGGAGCTTGCGAAGAAAGCGTACTGGACGAAGCAGACCAGGTACGACACAACCTTAGCTGTGCCTGTTACGGCTAATACACTTGATGGTGTGTGGCTCGATGGGGATGCTCTCGGCCAGGACAATATCATCTCCTTGCACCGCTTGGAGTGTACTTACGCGGGGAGCGAGCGCTTGCTGACCCATGTGCCCACTCAGGACCTTTACACAAGGTACCATGGGTCACTGGTGTCTCACACCATTGGAAACGATATCACTCATTACTGTACTCCTATTTGGTCTGAAGGTGGTAGTGGCGCTGTTAGATATATGAACCCCGAGTTTGGTGTGTTCCCCTGTGGCACTGCGGCTACTACTACGTTGAAGGCCTTCTACTCCGCAGCTCCAGATAAGCTCGTAGGAAGCGCGAGTACCCATTGGATGATGACTAAGTATCCAAAGACGTTCCTGGCCGGAGTGTTGCGCTACGCGTTTCTGTATCTTGGTGATCTGCAATCCTACATGTTGTGGAAGCAGGGTTTTGTCAATGGGATCAAGGATATGGTTCTCAGCGAGGAGTCTGTGGTGGCTAACACTCCAGCCTTTGGTGGGATGTTTCCTGAGGTACTGACGAGGGGGGTTGGCTAATGGCTACAAACTACAAGAGTACGGTCAGCACGATTGCTGAGGAGGTAGCGGCTCTCTTGCGCCACGACAACATTGATGCCAGGATTTACTCTTGGATTGGCATGACCTATGCTGATGTGCTCCAGCGATTGCCTTTGGAGTTCTTTCAGGAATTGGTAACAGAGACGGTTGCTACTGGTACCGCTGTAGTGCCCTTTACAGTTCAAGATACGATGGGCACACCAATGGCCGTGATTCTGAAGAACGCTACGCATTACCTCTATGTGCCTCATTATGTATCGCCTGGGGACTACTCGAGGGTTACAGTGGATTCGTCCGAGGCTGACTCAACTGTTCCGCGGTTGTGGACGATCATGCAGGATGCTACGCCAGAGGATGCTTTCTTCATCTGGCCTGGTGCTAGTGGCGAGATGACTGCTTACGTATTTCATATCGCTCCCGGGTTGACGGCGGTACCGGCTGGTGGGGACTACCTGCCAAATATCCCGTACCATTTCGAGGACGTGATTATTTGGGGTGCTGCGGCGCTTGGAGCATCTATCCTCCGCACTCAAGCTTACCCTGTTTACCAGCAGGAGTACGAGGAAGCACTCTTGGCGATGGGTAGTATCCTGGGGTACAAGCCGGACGCTACTCCCACGTTTCGGTCGATTACTGGTCCTTATGCTGATGCTGCAGCGATGCAGACAGGGGCACGCTTCCCGGAGACGATTAGCTGATGGCTGTCAAGTGGTTCACAGGTTTTGAAGCAGGTGCTAATGCCGAGGCCTTTAGTGCGGTGACTACCGCCGGCAGCAGCACGGTTGCCTTGGCAACTGGTGCTGCTGCGCGGTCGGGTACATATGGTTGTACGATTACTATAGTGGCTAACGCGGATGACAAGGCTTATGGGCATCTGAACTCCACGAATAACGCCAATGCTAATATCTCTGGTGGATTTGGGACGGACACGCGTCTTCACGCTTGGTTCAAGATTAGCGCTGTACCCTTTACTATGGGTGCCATGGTCGAGGAGATGCTTCTTCACTTCGTGCGTCCTGCTACTTACTGGGGTGGGACGTTGACATTGGACTCTGATGGGAAGATTGCCTGTTACATGGTGAAAGCTGATGCTGCGGATACTGAGCTTATGGGGCGCACTGCTAGTGCTTACAATGACGGGGAATGGCACTCGCTTCAGTTTAGGGAAACGCGTGGGGCTCCTTCTACGTTGGAAGTTATTATTGACGAGGAGCAGGTAATTTCCAACACTACGTCTAACGTGGCTGCGGGTAGCGTGTCTACTGTTTATCTCGGCAAGTACATAGATAAGTTCGACTCGAAAAGTTATGGTATCCACTGGGATGATATTGCTCTTACGACGGATTCCTGGTTGCTCTATCCGTACTCCGTATCAAGCTTTGTTCCGGCTGCAGATGGCAACTACACGGCCTGGACTGGTACCTACGTGGATGTAGATGAAATTCCGCCGGATGGTGTTGCCTTTGTCTACACCAGCACGGCTACCCACAAAGAGAGTTTTACTTGTGAGAATTGTTCCAGCGCATCTTTGGGCAAGCCCATTGCCGGTCTCAAGACGAACTACTTGGCCAAGCGTGATGCGTATGCTGTGTCTTGTCATTTCTTCATGCGTGATTCGGGGGGCACTGACAGAAGTACTAGTTCCGCCCAGAGTCTTCCTGTGCCTTGGACGAACTACGCTATGCTCTGGGAGTTGAATCCAGAGACGAGTGCTTCGTGGAAAGCTGCTGAAGTCAACCTGTCTGAGATTGGTATGGAACATACGGCGGGTGCCCAGGCTGATTGGGATGCTGGGCAGATACATTTACTGTATGCCGGATTGGCTGGTAGGCGGGTGATTGCGAGCGATCTATGCTGTACTGTTTAGGGGATACTCGATGTCTGATATCAGATCCAATATGCCGCGTGGGACATCAATCAAGATTCGTCCTACACCGCATAGAGCGTTTGCCCTAACATCCGCGGGTGCTACGGGCACACCAGCTAACTCGCTGCTGTTGTCTGGGCGTGTTGGGTTTAGACTCGTGCTGTATCACATTGGGTTCTCCAATAGTGATGCCTCCTACAATAATATCGCAATGCACTTTGTAGCCTCTGGAGCAGCTCCAGTGGATCCTGATGTGAATATGACTCCGATGTTCCTTCGTGAATCCCTGCCCAGTCTGGGTGTCACTCTGAGGAACCTGGGCTTCATGGAGGTGGAGAGCACCGAGAACCAGGATCTCCACGGTTGGTTGGAAAGCAATTCGTCTGGTTGGTTTGTGAATTTGGGATATGCGTATATCCCAGTTCCTTCGTAGGGAGGGGTTATGGCTGACTTGCTTGTGCAACAGATGCTGCCAATGGCCAGGTTTCGTTATCCGAACACTTGGAAAATGACAGCTGTTGCTGGGGCTTCTCCACAGGCTAACCAGGTAATTGCCACGGGTGTGGCGTCCAAGCACAACGTGATTGGGAAATTGGTAGTTAGCAATAATGGTGCTGCCAAGGCTACGGTAGCGCTCAATTGGGAAGATGGTTCTGTCTTTCTGAGGTTTACTGTTCCGGCAGAGGGTGTAACTCTCGAGAACTTCATTGGTATTGAGCCTGTATCGGCGGCAGCTGACAAGGATCTGCATGCAGATGTTACGTCTGATGAGACGATTGCTGTAGACATTAGCTGTGGTTACTTTGAGGTGCCAGTCTAATGGACTTTGGTGGTAGATCAGAAAATGTCTTCTCCATCCAGGACTTTGGTGGTTACACCACAAAGACTTCTGGCGAAGCTGGGATGCTTGTAGATCGAGGAGAGGAGTACTCCCCCTATCGTAGTCGTGGTTTTTTCGTGGATAGCTTCGGGAAGCTGCTGCGCGCTCGTGGGTGGAGCCAGATTTGCCAGCTCTTTGGCCACACGGAGATGTCCCAGGTTCATGGGATGCACTATTGGCGCGGCGGTGGTGTGGGTAGTACGGTTGTCTTAGCTGGCACATTTGGTTTGAAGCACGGGCGGGTGGCTCGTATTGATGATCTCGCTGCTGATGCCTGCTACTATAAGTGGATTGCCATGACTCAGATTGGTCCTACTTGGATGAGTCAGCCGTCTACTGATCCTGGTACGAATGAGGGACCTGCGTACCTCTACGGATGTTTTGCGGAGTTTCGTGATCGGCTCTACTACTGTAATGGTATTGACTGGCCTGTCAGGATTGATGGGCTGCACCACTTGTTTGCTAAGTCTACTTTTGAGCATTCTGGACAGACTGGTCCTGTTTATTCGGCTATGGGTGTGTTCATGCCTACATTGACTACTGATGCTACGGCTTTTGCTGCCGTGCGAACGAAGCTCCAGGGTCTTCGTGCTGATTCCAGCCAGGTCAATGTATACGGTAGAGCAACTTATGGTGTCTCGGTACTCTCAAAATACGGAGAGAGTCCTGCTACCATGCTTCCCCCGCCGGCACAGCCTGCTTCGGGCGGTGCTCCAGAAGGCACAGCACCGATTTTCTATGTAGCGGATTGGACGAAGTATGCTGACTATATTACAGCTGTTCGGATCTATCGTTTGCCTGCAGTAGGCACAGTAATGCAGTATGTCGGAGAGATTCCTCGAGGTGACTACTCTTTCATGGACACCATGGCTGATGGCGAGTTGGGTTACTCTGTTCCGACGGACACGGGACTTCCCTCGAATTTCCGTTTGCTGGCTACGTTTGAAGATAGGATGTTTGCCGTGGGCGGGTTTGGGAATCCTAACAGGGTAGCCTGTTCCAAGGCAGGCTACCCTGATGTGTGGCCAGCACTCTTTGAGATTCAATTAGCAGCATCTCTGGGTACTCGCATGGTTACTCAAATGAAGGTGCTCAATGGCGCTCTTTACTTGTTTCTGGACGAGGGTATCCTCAGGATGTACGGCTCGAGCCCGGAGAACTATGGCTTTAGCCCGGTCTCTGAGTTTATTGGGTGCATTGCTCCTAAAACTATGGTGTCTCATACAGATGGTGTTGTCTTTCTTAGCAAGGATGGTCCCCACTTCTTCAATGGATCCCAGCTTCGCAAGATCACTGAGCACCTGGATAATGTGCTGGATGGTGCTACCCCAGGTTCCATGGATTGGTATCGGGCATGTGGGGTAGCTTCCAGAGAGTACTACTACATTAGCTACAGGGATGATGGTCCTCGGAAATGGCTGGATGCAGCGAATCCTCCTGTAGCGGGAGATGAGCCTAATCGTACTTATAAAGTCAATATGAACAATGGTCGAGTGGGTGTGATAGATGACTGGGCTTTCAGTTTGAGTACGTCGTATGAGGGTACCGAGTCTTTGGTGATTGGACACAATAAGTTGAGTGCCTGATGGATGCTACAGTCAATCCAATTATGTGGTTGGTCGCCGACCATTTGAGTCCTGACACTGGAGGTGCTGGGGGGTACGATGCTGACATGCGTTTTCTACTCCCGGATCTGGACTTTGGTGAGCCTGATAGGATCAAGGTAGTCAACGAGATTGAGGTGGTCTATGAATCACTACGGGAAATACCTATCACCATTGAGATCTTCAGGCGTACACCCCTTACTGATCCAGGTACTACCTCTGAATCTGTGTCTCTTGCGACACAAGCCGTGCAGGCCACGGAGCCGGGTGTCTGGTGGGGCAACGCGGCCCCTGTCTGGGGTACGGCCAGCTTTGCGACTTATAAAATCTACTCTGCCAAAGGGCAGTTTGAGTTTTCGCAAGGGAAGAGCTTCAACATAGGGTTTAGAGCCACCTGTGATCTGACTCCTATGCGGCTCTTGAACATCTTGATCAAGTTCCACCAGGAGAGGACGCCCTGGAAGGGTTCCGGCACGGAGTTTCAGCCATGAGTTGTGTGTTTATCAGACCAGTACTGCCGCATGGATACTTACCCAGTACCGATTGGAGCTATCCGTTAGCAACAAATTATGATAGTTGTGGTACTTGGAACACGAGCGATATTGTGGATGCGGATCAGCTGCAGAAGAACTGGGCGATTCTGTTCTCCAAGGTCAATGGCATGCTCGATGGAACAGACTTCAGTGAAACCAGTTCTCAGTTTGCTGAGGAGCAGGCACTGGTGGACTATGAAGGCGGTGTTACTGGGTCTTGGCCTACTGCTGGTCAGCGTCATTCACATGATGGAATTGACTCGGCCAAGTTAGCTACGCATGCTCTGCACCAGAGTGTCCTTGGTGTGGGTGCCAGTTCATGGGGCTCCTTTGGGTTGTTGCGCCATCCGTCAGAGGCCTTTTACGGAGTGCTGGAGACCTTCTGGGTAGCTTATGACCAGCCTTCTCCCAGTAAGGGTCTCGCTTACTCGGTGGATGTGGCGGTACCTCATAATCACCAGCGCTGGGGTCGTGACCTCCAGCGCTCTGGTGCCAATGGTCGTATGGCTTTGCTTACAGCTCCCTTGATGAGTGGGTACAATGGATGGACGCAGAATCAGAAGTGCGCTCCCAGTATGTTGTGTGGTGCCACTACGGGTGCTCCCGGTGTCACGGCTGTAACTGCCAAGATGCACGATTTGATGGGGGAAAGGGTAGCTTCAAACTGGTCCTACGGAGTAATGGTTTTGGCTTGTATCGCTATATGAGGTAGTCATGGCTATCGTCAGCATGCCGCCGTTTGGGCGAGGTGCGGTATCCAGTATAGCAACTTACATTGATAACATCTATGATGTGTTGCGGACTGCCACGCTCGACTGGCGGAATCTACATCCACAGGCGGGAATCCATGAATCCTTTGTCGGTTGGCATACTGGAGCTGGCGGCCATTGGCATCTAGATGGGTCTCTTGGGAACTTTGTTCTGACAGATAAGCACTTTGATGATACTAGTACTTCTGCGAATGCCGAGGTTCTGTTTACCAACTCTCCCAAGACGTTGGTGTTGTTTGGACACAAGGATGTGACGTGGGGAGACCTGGGCAATGATGATCCAATTTACATTAGTTTCATAGCTACGAGTGAGGCTCAGCAAGCCTTCGCTCCAGGTACTGTGCCGTTGGTTTTTGCCATGTTGCGCAGAACAGCGGTATACATCTCAGCCACGGAGTATCCCTTTATGATCAAGGTGGTGGATAGCTCCAGTCATAATTTTGCTGTGGATGGCACCTTCTTGGTGGATCCCACGGATGACGAAGAGTACGGCTTGCCGGCTGAACCTCTAACTACGAAGGGCTCTATTATTGGAGAGATCTTTTACGTGGCCGTGGGTGTTGCCCCGGGCTTGCTTGATTGGCCGGAGGATTAGCGATGGCGATGCAAGACTATAATTCAGCTGATCCCCCTACCAGGGTGCAGACTTGGAAGATGCTCAATGAGGGCTGGGGCTACGTTACTGGTAGGTTGACATCATCGGACTTTGCCGTGGATGCGAAGATCCAGGAGAATCATCTCAAGTTCGTGGAATCTGGGCATGACCATAATGGATCTACCAGTCACGCACTTTCCCGGGAGTCCTTGAGGAAAAAGAACTTTGACCTGCAAACGTGCAGTGTTGCTTGGGGTGTGTATTTTCAAGATCGTGTTAGCGAGGATAACTCTAATAGACATACCTACATGTTACTGGGTGGAACTGGTGCGATTACCTTGTCTTCAGGGGGTGGTGCTCCCGCGGTTATTGCCGGTATCGTTTCCGGCGAGCAGGACATTGACCATACAGGTACTGCCAGGCTCCACCTTGGTACGGGTCAGCTTGCTAATCTGGATGGGAGCTGGTCTTACGTTACACTGCTTGGAGCTATTGCGTCTCCGATCTACGTTGCTGATGAGTCTGCCTGCTACATGATGGAGGTGGATATGACCAATGACCGATTTGTAGCGTATGCCTTGGACCATACGAGTCCTACTACAATCAACTTCGACTATGTCGTTGTGATAAAGGTGGCTGGTGGTGTCCCAGCTTAGTGGCCTGCCTAGAAGGCACGGGGTACGTCTTGGTAGGATCAGCCTCGGTAATATGGGGGATAGTTTGAAATGGGATCTTATCGAAAGGTACTTGAACGAACTGCGCGAGGTGATTCAGCAACCGTCTATAGTGCTTCCCCCTATGACACAATCCGCAATGCCGCAGGATGGGGAACTACTCTTTACGGGTACAGCCTTGTTCTTGTGCGTCGGCGGCCAATATCGACAAGTTTGGCCTACTGGGGCAGCACCGGCAATGGCAGGGGGTGAGTTGGTGAGTACGACAGTTGCTGGTTTGATACACCCAAATCCAAGAAGAACTCTAAAGTGGTCCTACCGAGACGACATTACTCCTGATGATCCAAGCGGGACACAGAACAAGTTTGACTTGATTGAAGCTGTCTATGTCGATGGTTCTTACAGTACCACGAGACACATCTGTGTCATGTATTTGTCCATTGCGAACTTGGATTGCTATGATCACACGATCAGGTTCTTTTTCGAGGGAGATGACGTGGATGATGACCCGGATTTCCCGCGGCCTCATCTGACTACGAACGTCAAGGCGATGACCACATTTATCCATCCGCTTGGCGACAATGGACTGATTGGTCCCCTTGGCGGTTCGAGTGACCAGGGTCGTTTCTACTGTACTTCGGATGATGATGGTGGTATGGACAACATGGTTGGCCTGACACGGAAAGACTTGGTGGTCCACGTCGGATACATTGAGCTTGAGCAGCATTGGGCTGCTTTCAAGGATACCAAGGTGCGGGATGAGGAACAAGGCAATGACTGCCGAGATGACTGGACAGACGGTGTGCCTCCACCGTGGACACCACCTACTGGCCAGTAAGGGGTGAGAGATGCCTGAAGGAAACAATGGGTGGCAGGACTGGACTGCTGAGGGCTATGCCGAGACTGACGAATGGCAACGCTACATAGACGAGCAGAAGGCTATTTCGGAGGAACAGCAGAGGACACACCCGGCGTTTGGTCGTGTCAATGAGGAAATGATACGTAAGCTGAACGCTTCTTGGGAAAGGATGCGCACGTCTGGACCTTCTGCTACTCAGCTCAGTGGAATCAATCGTCAGGGTCGGGCAGCTTGGGAAAGCTCTCCCCAACGGGCTTTGGAGGAATATGGAGAGCTGGGGGATGTCCCCGATGTGGCAGCTCCTTCCATGGAGATGCTCCGTCGATACCAGTTGGGAGCTATGGACGTACCCGCTCGCGGCGCTGCTATCCAGGCTGGGGCCGCATCCCAGCGCTTAGGAGGACTCAATCCTTCTGCTCGTGCGCAAGCATTGAGTGAGATTTCCCGCGGTGGTGCTGGGATGGTTGGTGCTGGAGGGGGTGGAGGTGGCGGTGGTGGCGCGATGGCGCAGCAGGCTGCTCTGGCTTCCTATCAGGGGCAGATGCAGAACCGGGGGATGTTGGGTAATGCGATTCAACAGTCCCTTGGTCAGGGCTACGCCATGAGCCAGATAAGCCAGCAACATCGAAACGCTCAAGAGATGTTGCGGATGCAGCAGGAGATGCAGCGGCGTCAGCAACAGCGAAGTGGTGGCTTCTGGGGTGCTATGGGTGGCATTGCTGGAACGGCTCTTGGTGGTCCTTTTGGTGGATGGCTTGGTGGCGTTGCTGGAACGGCTCTTGGGGGAAAGCTCTTTGGTGGTGGTGGTGGTGGTAGAGGTCAGTATGATTATTCTCCTCCAATGGGTGGCCAACAAAATCAGTATGCTTCTCCGGGGTATGGTTGGTAGGAGGTAAGTCATGGCGTGGATCAGCGAGGATTGGGACAAGCTAGGCAGCTTCTTCTCTCGTGGTCTCAGTGCCTATACCAGTGAGCGTCAGCGCAGGCAGGAAAGCCGCTGGCGTCAGGGACAGATGGATCGTGAGTCCCAGCGTGCCGAGGCCTACATTGCCACACTCAATGAGCAGATGGAAGCTAGTCAGCAGCGCCGGGCTGCTGATGCCCGCGCTGCTGAGCGTTTGCGCACACCCGTGGGTGAGGCTTGGGGTGGTGGTCCCGAGGATGTGCCCATGGGAGAGATGGGTGCGTACAGCCGGTGGATGGAGGAGCAGGAACCTGAGCGTGGACAGATGCCTGTTAGTGCTACTGTTCGAGAGTTTTTTGAGGAGGGGCTTCCTACTGGGATTACCTATGAGGACTTTGAAGAGTTGAAGCCTTTTCTTATGGAGAAGCGTCGTGCTGATCGCAAAGCTGCGCTTGAGGCTGGTAGAGGTGGTGAGGGTGGTGCAGGTGCTGGAGGTGGGTACAGCGGAATGCCTGCTGCTATGCTTGGCCAGATCCAGGATGTTGAGGAACGCTCTAGGATGCAGGCTCTAATGAGCTTTGCTCAGCAGGATCCTGAGCTGATGGCTATTGTTGAATCAGCGACGAACATCAAGACAGGTGAATTCGATTGGCGTAGGGTGGCGCGTGCTCTGGGTGAGGAAGGTTGGCAAGAGCTGGAAGAGGCTGCTCAGTACAGTACGGATGAGTGGCTCCTTGGTAAGGGTATCGTTACACCAGGTATACAACAGCGGTACGAGCAGAGACACTACAGAGGTCTTGGGGGTGTTGAATCTCCTGATGAGGAAGAGGATCGTAGAGCTGGTACGCCGTCGGAACGGAAGGGTATGGTGCCAACTGGTGTTGGAGAAGGTGAACGTGCTATGACGACCGCAGAGCGCAAGGCTTACTATCTTGCAGAGCATCCTGGTCTTCAGCAGCCTGCCATGGCTGGTCTGCTTGCTGATCCCCAGGCGATAGATGTTCTAGCTCTGAAGGAGTTGTATAGCGATCAACCAGCTACTGGTTTCTCAGCTTTAGAGACGATGGATTGGAAGAATCTTGATCCTTCGAGACAGTGGGCTGGGTGGTCTGGCGACATCCGAGAAGAGCAGACTCGCCAAATGCAAGCTGCGCGTCGTAAGGAACTCGAGCGCTCACGAGGTAGACCCCCTCGTAGGAATGCTCCTCGTAGGTAGGAGGTCCTGATGCCTCAGTATCGGATGCCTTGGGAAGCTATGCCTCCACCCCAGGAAGAGGTGCCCGCTCCTAACTTGCTGAGAGAGGCAGGTAAGTGGTTTGTTGGGCAGAGTGGTGAGGATCTTGACCGTGCAATGGCTATGCAGGAATTACGGGCCATTGAGCCGGATCTCCAAGATCTCTATGAAATTCAGGAGAAGCATGCTGGCAAAAAGAGATCTGCCCAGGAGCTGTACACGGATCTGCGCCAGCTCAGGAGTCCAGGATGGTCAGGTCCCAGTGGGGGAGACAAGGCTCTAGGCTTGGGTCTCTTTGCAGGTCAGTACCCGGTGGCTGGTGCGCTGGGTGCTGTAGTCCCGGGTCTTGGTCATGTGGGTGGTTGGGGAGCCATGCGCCATGCGGCTCACCTAGCCAACCCCGAGATGGCTGGAGCCTCCTTGGCTTGGGATGTCGGCGGTGCCGTGGGAACAAAGGTTCTGGGTACCGCGGGATCCATGCTCTATCGCTCGAAAGTCATGCCCGAGCTTGCCAAGAGAGGGCTTACGTCTAAGGAGCTTCATCCAGTCGCATCTCGCGTGTTGGACTGGGCCGAGGGTGCCATGGATCCCCTGGTTGGTCCCAAGGCGCGCAACTTCGGGTTGCCCCGGTGGCTGAATAGGAAGCTTCAGAAAGTGGGTCGGCGGGATATAGTGCCTGAGCCTTCTAAGACCCATCTGCCGGCAGGCCAGCAAGAGCTTGGCCTGCCCGGCCAGCAGACTATTCCAGGAGTGCGTCCTAGGGCAGAGGGTGAAGCCTTCAAGCCCACACGTCCCACGCAGCCTGTCGATTACCTGGCGTATAAGGCTGATAGGTACCTGATACCCGCCTGGGAGAAGCCCGCGACCACGGGTAAGAGGCAGGAGAGCCTGTTTCGCACAGCCCTCGAGGAGCTGCCTCCTGAGCCTGAGCAGCTGACTACCCTATCTGAGGTAGCGCAAGGTGCTGCGGCTGTGCCGTGGCCTCCTGAGCAGCCTCAGGCTGCCGGGCGGGCTCTGATAGGTAGGGCTGCTGAGCAGGTAGCCTCCGTGGTCAAGCCTGGAGAGACTCTGACCTGGAAGGGGTATGCTCAAGGGCTTCAGAAGGCCACAGGGTTGCCTAGGAAGGAGATGACGGGGGTCCTCAGGATCCATAAGGCCTTGGCGTCTTCCTATGGAGAGACCCCGGATGAGATGGTTGGGAGGATGTTTAGGGGTGTGATGACCCAGGAGGAGCATGCTACAGCTTTTCCAGGAGTCTCCAAATGGGCTGAGGGTGCTCGAGGTCCTGCTGGTGTGGCTCACTGGATGGAGGATGGTCGGGCAGTCCTGGCCTTCTCGGACAGGGTTAGGATGGGCCAGGTCAAGACTGCTGCGCAATTGGAGGTAGCCCTGCATGAACCACTCCACGTCTTCTATCGTTGGATGCCTGAGCGGGAGAAGGCAGTCCTCTCCAAGGCTCTTGGGACGGAGGTTGGCCAGGCCTGGTCGTCTGCGCAGGAGCACCAGGCAATCACCTGGGCGCTGGAGTATATGCGGAGCGGGCAAGCGCCCACGAAGACCTTGGCGAAGACGTTTGAGCGCTTCAAGACGTGGCTCTCCAAACTCTTGACCAAGGGCAAGAAGGGCAGGGGTCCCAAAGAGGTCGAAGAAGTCCTGGCCAGAATGCTTACCCCTGGAGGGTATCGAGAGCGTACGAAGTTTGGGGCTGCCCTGAGAGAGGTGAAAAAGCGCCGTGCCAGCTGATACCCAAGGACAGTGGGAGTACTCGCCCATAGGTAGAGCCCTTGCGGCTATTGGTTGGGGAGAGCGCTTGGGTGTCAAGCACATACTGCGTCCCATAGCCGAGGCAATCAATCCCGCGATTAGGGCTGAGCTGGAACAACGCGGCGGGGATATTTACGGTGGGGATGTCTTCAACGTGATGTTTCCACCTACTGAGAAGTACCCTTCACCCTTGGAGAAGGCTGGACGTTTCGTGGCCGGAGCTGCCATGGGTGCCCCGTTCGATCCGTTGACCTATATCACGGGCGGGGGCATTGGAGCAAAGGCTCTGCGGAAGTATGTGGCCAAGAGCGCTGTTGGTCGGACTATGCATGCTGGGGGCCGGGCCTTGCAACGTGGGCATGCCGCTGAAGACTTGGCTAGGCGAGCTGCCGCCAAGGTCCCGGTCCTCGATGCCGTCAAGTTGCCTGAGATGGCTAGATGGTGGGACACGGCGACAATAAATGTATCACAAAAATTCGGGTTCAATGTCGGGGCAGATCCGTGGCTCATGCGGTCTCATCAAGAACTCTTCTCCGAGATCACTGGTGCTGGGAATATCAGGGCAGGGGAGGTCATCGACTCGATGGAACCTGCTCTCGAGAGAGCGGCACGCAAGTTCGCCGTGCGTCTCGATATCTCGGAGGAAGAGGCTCTTGTGAAGTTGAGGTCTGCGGTCACTGAGGCCTCTGATATGCACCCCTACATCGAGTTGGCCAGGGATGCCAAGCGTAGCCAACTCTATGTGGATGTGGGCGAGACAAAGACTGAATGGGATATGTCTCGTAGAGCTATTCAAAACAACTTCGGCTTGCCCCCCTCATGGGGAGGGCCGGCTGAAGCTAGTGATACTGACCTGGTCAGGCAAGTGCGCGAGATCGCCATAGGGAAGAGACGCGAGTTCAATAATGCTGTCTTGGATCAGGAGCGTGAGCGTTTGGGTCACGATATTATGATGCACACTCATCCTGATGCTGGGTACTCGGCTGGGATCCAGAGTCCAGAAGCTAAGAAGTGGATCGAGAAGCACAAGTTTGAGGAGTTGGCGGGTACAGTGATAGGGGGGCAGAAGAAGCGCGCTCGTCCCCACGCCAGTCCGCCATCTAGCCATATTGCGCATGAGATTGCCCGAACCATGCGAGTGGTGGATCCTGTAGCCTATGAGGAAATGCGGAATGCTGGTGTCTTCAAGCCTTTCAAAGTACGCGTGATCAGGCGGGGCAAGAAAGTCATCAAGACGGTGGACCCTGCGCGGTTGTTGGAGAACGAAGTTGGTGGGCTGATAAGTAAGCGAACGCTGCGCCTGGTCAATAAATTGGCCGACACGGGTGTCTTGAGTTACGATAGGACAGCACCTAACTACGTGGGTAAGCTGATTCCTTCCATGAGTACCATGGACAAGAATAGGTGGATCTGGGAGAATGGCCATGGAGTCATTCCACCCAATACTATTCGCAATTTCTTTGAAGTGGACCCTACAGTTATAGATGTCTCTAGAGGTATGGCTGCTGATAGAGCGATGCTATCGAAGGAGTGGTTCGATGCAGTCAAAACGAGGACGGATCTTGTGCGTCCGGTGGATACCCCGGATACACCGCACGAGTGGATTGAAGTCAAGGGTATCCCCGAACTCCAGGGATACAACATGGCACCGGATGAGGCTAAGTACATCGCAAATATGTACGAGGCGGATGTCAATCTTGGACCGGCGCTACGGAAGTTTATGAAGGTTGTGAGCCAGGGTAACCAGAGCTTCAAGGCTTGGACGCTCTCGCCCTTTCCAGCTTACCACTCACGAAACTTCATTGGTGCGATGTGGAATTACTATCTGGGAATGGATGATCCCATTCGAGGAGCTACCAATCTCAGAAGATCAGCCAGTGCTTGGAAGGCAATTCGTAAAGGTGGACAGTCTGCTAAGAACTGGAAGCTCAAAGGTACAGACTACACAGCCCAGGATATCTGGACAGAAGTGGAGAAGCGCAATGGTTGGGGTGTTGGATTCATCAGCCAAGAAAACACCGATGACATCAGACGACACGTCCAGTATGTCAAACGCTGGGGAGTTGACGATCCAGCGGCAGAGCTTCTCAGGGGGGCTCGTGCTGATTGGAAAGCCATCGGAAAGAAGGGTAAGCCCTACATTGGACCTCCAGAAGAGACACTTGCTGAGAAGATCAAACTGGGCTTCCTCGGGCAGACTCCCTTCATCGAACGTGGGTTTCGTGTCGGAAGTTACGTCGACGACCGTATACGCATGGCACATATCATCCAAAAGCTCAAAGTTGGGGAGACCATGGATGACGCTATTCGGTCGATGAAGAAGCACTTCTTCGACTACCATCAGCTTAGCCCATTTGAGAAACAATGGGCTAAGCAGGTGATTCCATTCTACGCCTGGTCGAGGAAGAACATTCCATTTCAATTAGAGATGATGGTGCGCAGACCTGATAGGTTGCAGCGGTTTCATGGCGGCCTGCAAGCGTGGGAAGGCAGCGAAGAGACTCCGTACGATGAACGGTATCTGAATGAGTGGATGAGAAAGAACTTCGCTCTTCGGGTGCGCAAGAACAGAAACGGCCAGTCAGAGTACTTCGCTTTCAAGAACTGGCTGCCCCTGGTAGATATCAGTGAACTGTTTCACGGTTGGGAATGGTTGACCCAGGGACTGACACCCTGGGCCAGGGTACCTATTGAGCTAATGACCAACTATAATTGGTTCACAGACAGAAGCATTGACCATCTGAATTCCGTGCTTAGCGGAGAGCGCACTAGGTTCGGCACTTTCAGGGGGATACTTGGTGAGAAGTACAAGCGCCGTGGCGCGGCTCTTCCCAATAAGCTGGCGCACATCATAAAGAGTATCAGGCTACCCAGCACTATGCACGCTATCCTGGATAACCCGCAGGAACTGGACTTCTATTCCCAGTTGGGCAAGGTTGCCATGGGTCGCCTGTACCCGTTAGACGTGGGCCGGTCGCGGTACCATTTCGCTCTCGAGTTGCGGAAGCTGGAGAAACAGACCAGGAAGGCTATTAGCTCTGCTATGTTCAAGGGGGAGGACCAGGAAGCCATAGATCGCTTGGTGGAACTCTACTTGAAGAAGCGTAAGAAAGTCTACACCAGGAGAGGTATGGTAGGATGACTCCAGAGGTTGTAGCTATTATGATCAAGACATTTGGTGGCGGTACCACTACGGGTATTTTGGTACTTGCTGCGCTGTGGTTGTACAACAGGAAAAACGGAAATACTAAGTATGTGCCTGAGGGAATCTGTAAACTGCACCAGGAGGCTCTGCGGAAAGACATTACTCATGTGAAAGAGAGTGTGGATAGAGTGGAGCAGCTAGTACGTGAGGGGCAGAAAAGCAAGGAATAGGTGAGGAGGTACAGATGGCGGTCACATGGGTAGAAATTGACGAGTTGACCCACTACTACACAGCAGAGGATAAGACCTACCTGGTGCGTGTAGTGACACTCATCGACAAGACAACTCAACGTCCGGTCACTGCGACCACACCATCGAGAGACATCGAGGCACACGTTACGATTTCACAGCTGAACACAATCGCATCCTGGGTACCCTAGACGTGCCGCGTAGGAAGAGAAGGCCCAAGCCGTCAGAGATCAGGCCAGGGGATGAGCTGGTAGCCAAGTTGCGCAAGAAGTTGCCAAAGAAGGGGGGCTCGTACGTCGCTTCAGAAGCACTGCGGGGTTATCCAGCCATCCCGCGGATGCTCGAGGAAGAGGAGTCGAGCCCTTCATTTGTTGCTCCTAGGCCCAGAGTACTTTGCCATCCTCCGGCCAGGCCTGTGCCAATGCCGAGAAGCGTTCCCTCTTATCAGTTAGAGCCTTCGGTAAAGCAGGCACCCCCACGTCCCAAGACAGTGGGGGTGCCTCAGCTGGAGGATACTCAAAGGGCTGTAGCGACACCCCCAAGCATCCCCCAGGTTTTGCTGCCAGAGGGCGCACCTAGACCCTCTGCAGAAGAGACATCACCTACACCTGATGCCCCTATCTGCCCGCTACTCGGCAGCAAGTGCTTGCACGAGTGGTGTGAGTGGTGGGACGGCATCAGCTCTTGCCAGTTGGTGAGTCTAGCTGTGACTCAGGGTCATCTCTCTGGACGGCTTCAGGCACTTCAGGACTGGCTGACGTATCGTCTGGGTGAGCATCCTTAGTAGCGTCCTTTGGACGCTTATCCTCAGTGCCGTGACACTTTATTTCGTGATTGTGTATGGCTCCATCTATCTGCTTCATGGTGTACGATACCAGGCGTATCAGCTCAGAAGACATCTCTCGGTAAAAGAACGGCATCTTCACAGTAAGCTGTGCCCAATTGAGTAGATCGAAGGTGGGACCTGGACCAAGGTCAGCGTCATTGAGGTAGACTTTACCGTCCTCTGTGCGCCAAATCTTGATGACCTTAGCACCTTCAGGCGGTTCAGGCGGGGGAGGAGAAGTCGAGCCCTTCACTTGTGGGTCCTGCTCTTCAGTAGCAGCTTTTGCTGCATTGACAGTGTCTCTAATTGGTTGGTGCTTCTCTTCACCTACGGCCTTGTTGGCTCCGACAGGAAAATCATCAGGTCTGCTGACAGGATCTCTGTCTCTCATTGCTCTTACCTCTCTGCCTTCTTGAAGGCGGTTACAACTGCGTTCCACCAAACAGGAACATTCTATGATACATGACCAAGCTTCCAGCGATTGCTACGTTATAAGAGGCAGTCCTGCAGAACTCTACTGAGATGACCTGATCGCATTGTGCTAGAACAAAAGAAGGGAGTCCTACATTCTCCCTACCTAATAAGTAGATAGCTTGTTGTGGATGAGCACAAGACGACAAGGGGATGCCCTCTGTTTCAATGCCGATGAGGACAACCTCCTTTGGTTTACATTCTAGCAAGTCCACGATTGTGCCGTAGTGTCTGAGAGGGATGTGCCGGGGAGTTTTCAGTGTATCGCTGCGCTGGTCTTTATACTTCTCTCCAATGGTAAAAATACCAACAGCTCCCAGCTGATAGGCTGATCTCCAGAGGGTGCCGACGTTTTGTTTGGACATGGGATGGTAGATTCCAATCTCAAAGAAGCCCCGCTTCATCGCTTCTGCGCTCCCTGGATCGGATTGTCCGGGCATCACGGCGATCCTTTCACTTTATCCGCACCTTGTTTGCGTGCTCCCTGGGTCGCATTGCACGAACTTTTGCACGGTGCAGGTAAGTACGTAAGTCGGAGGTCGCACCGCCAAGGAGCACAAGTCATTTACCTCTCTGCCTTCTTGAAGGCGGTTTCCATTGCAAGTTGTTCCTCCTCTGTGCGCAATGTACTTTCAGGCTCAAAACAATCATGGTTCACTGACTCATAGAAAAAGATTTCTCCTTCCGGGGTGCGTCCACCACCTACGTAGTCAACCTCACCACAATCATTGAAGATCATAATGTGCCAGTCCCCACAGTGAAATATAGGAGTAGCATTCCAGGTGTCGTCCCAGCAGGTGTGTGGTTCACCAATTGGTCCATGGCTAATGAGTCGTGGGGTTATCTTGCCCAGTGCTACCTCGAGTAGCACAAGACCAACACGAGCACATAGTAGCCTGTCAAAGGTCTTAGACATCGTCAAGCCTCGTAAATCCAAAAGTGCAACTCATCTTGTAGTCTCTGCACTTCCTTGCACAGGTTCGGGATATCCTCACGGGCGTGGGCGATAAATATCCTGTCTGCCATAGCTTGATCTGGAGATAACGAAGCTGGGCCAGCAGGGTAGTACAATTGATCATCCCTGCATTGAACGACCGACGCTTCCCATTCTTCTGCTGGCATTGCTTCTGCTTCCCGGTCCTCGATCTCGCGCAGTTCTTGCTCGGTCATTCGCCTTCCTCCTCCGTACTCCAGAGCGCCGTGAAGACTTCGGGATAATCAGTTTTCAGGGTATGAAACGCCGATGACCACCGCTCTATTTCCGCCCGCAGCTCTAGGAGCTCTTCAGCCATCAACCTATCCTCTCGCAATCGAGGCGGGTCAATGGATGGATTTGCCTCTATCTCACGCAGCCTGTCATCACTCAACCACTCAGGCTCCTCAGGTTCCTTGTTCCACACTTCCTGAACCTCTTCCATACGCTTCTGCGTTAGGCCCCATCCTGACCAGCAGGCAGTGTCTTCACGCCCAAACATCTTTCGGAACGCCTCTTCAACAACATTTCTGAAAGGACTGTCAGCCCCACCCGGCAACTCCGCTTTGTCAACTGGTCCGATAATACACATCCAATATCTGGTCTTACTCATTTTCAACCTTCCATCGGACGGCCTCCGCTTCAGAATGTCCTCACAAGCGCGACCATAGAATCCATACGACATGTATTTCTTCGCCCGTTTCTCAATTGCGTGGATCTCTTGCTCGGTCATTCGTCTGCCTCTTTTTTCGGACGGCCTCCGCATTCGTCACGCGATATGTTGCACCCCGCGCACGGATCTTCACCCTTCACTGTTAGTAAGAACACTAGTTGTCCATCTAGTTTGCAGTCCTTGGGAACATATCCTTGGTAAATGCAGATTTCCAGCATTATATCAGACTCGCGGAGAAGTAGATTACGAATCTCTTGGTCGGTCATGGTTTCCAGCCTCTCGAAGGACCCTGTGCTCTTCTTTTGACTGCTATCTCGATTGTTCTCTTTATGATTGCCCCTGCAATGGATAGGTACAAGGGCCAAATAATAAGTGGCCAGGACCAATCGAGAAGTCCAGACAGCTTGAAATGCACCATGAAGCAGAGACAGATAGTAGCCTCAAGACGGGATGTATCAAGAAACATCTTAGCCTCCCATTGACCGTACAGCTCCGGCAGCGAGCGCGCCTGCTGGATAGGTGAGTGCTCCAAGCAAGGAAGCCTTCCAGGGCTTCCTTGACTTCTTCCTGAGCAGATTGCCACCGATCTCCCAGATAAAACCCCAGGCTGTTGCTGAAGCTACAGCTACTAGTGGGCTCATACCATTGTTCACAGCTATGTAGCCACCCGCCATGCCTTGAAAGCCGTGGAGCATGAGGTTCTCATGGCGTTGGCTGATCTCTTCCTTCCAGCTCATCCAGTCAACCTTCATCTATCTCCTCCTGTGGTATGTCTGGGAGACGTATCCAATAGTCAGGACTGGGATCGTACCCTCCCTTTGCATTGCGTACCATCTTGTGCGTACCATACCAGACAGTCCCATCGTTGCACAATGCGATGTAACCATGTGAGTGATAGGGATCAAAATGCACACGTACGATTCTTCTGGGATGGTGTGTCATGGCTTCTCTAATTCCTTTTTGATCATTGCATCTACTTCAGCTTTGGTGTAGCTGAAGTCACTGTCGTACACATGATAGAGCATCTTTCTCAATGTGGTGCATTCTTTCTGCAGAAGTACGAGCGCACGTAATAGATCAATTCGCTCAAACTCAGCAAAGGTTTCAGCAAGCCCCTTCAGCTTAGATAGACTGGTCATGGGAGGTCCCTTCTTCAATTCCTTTTCGATCATTGCATCTACTTCAGCTTTGGTGTAGTCGTATCTACATTTACTAGCACATACTATGTAGAGCATCTCTCTCACCACAAAGCACTCTTTTCGTACTAGCAAGAGCATACGCAAGAAGTCGGTTCGGTCAAACTCGGCGAAGTCTTCAGCAAGCTTCTTTAGTTCAGATGGACTAATCATGGGAACTACATCTTTTCCTTCTCAGAGAGATAACTAAACCCTTGAGCATCTGAGGTCTAGGACCTATGGGCATTCTGATGCTCATGTATCGTCTTCCTCATGTAGGTCTACACCTACGAATCGCT